TCTAAAGTACCGGGGCAAGTGCAAAGAGATGTCTGAGGCACTGGCAGAAGAGAAAGGGTACAGGCTTGTCCGGGGTTGGTATCATGAACCTATGTGGAAAAAGAAACAGCCTCACTGGTGGTGTATGGATGATCAGGGAAATATCCATGATTCTACTGTCAAGCAGTTTCCGTCAGGTGGTATCCGGGAATTTTATGAAGAGTTTGCCGGGGTGTTTGTGTGTCAAGAGTGTGGTAAGGAATTCCGGGAAGAGAATGGGTATCGGGGTGGGACTCCATATCCGGTATGTAGTTCTGAATGTTACGGGAAAATGGTGGGTTTATTATGAGTGATATGGAACATTGCCCTGTATGTGGCAAGGAACGGGTAGCATCTTGCCGATGTCTCCGTAATGATTCGCATTGTGAGAATGGTCATTACTGGCATATATGTACAGTGCATAATAGGATCGTGGAAGGATCATCTGATCGTAGTTTGGATATCTTGGAATGTACCTGTGGTATTGGTGGCAGGCTGGAACAGAAGCCAAAGCAGAAAACAGAAATAACGTATGATTGTCCTGTGTGTGAAAAACCTATGCAGCCGAAGAGTTATAAATTTCACGTTGGGGAAATCCCTGTGTCAGTTCCTACAAAAGTCGATGACAATCACTTCAGAGGGGTCTGCGTGCATCTTTTCTTTACATGTGACTGTGGATGTCAGATTAACGCATATGTTCCTGTAGCGGAAGAATACAAGGTATATGTGGACATAAATAAAGTATATCTGGAAAGAAAGTAACGTTTTCTTGGATAATGTCGTATAGTACAGTGGAAATATTGTGGAGGTTTTCATGAAAAAGAAGCATAGAAAGAAGCATAAATGGACATGGCTGGGTATTTTGAATTTTTTGATACTACAGTGGTTTTTTGTAAGACTGGCAAAAGAAGTTAGGTTTGGGAAGGTCGAAAGATATCACTTACTTACTGGGATTGTTCCATTTACAGGTTGGTGGTCGAATTACATTTATGTGGGCAAGGTCAGACAGGCAGTGTACCGGCATGATGCTGACATGGCGTTTTTGAAAAGTACTTTACATGAAGTTGTGACCGATTATATGAAATTATCTTCACGAGTATATGTTCTTGAGCAGAAAATTAAAATTAAAGAGAATGAGAAATGAGTGATGTATTCTACAAGCTGACTTACTGTGCGTACAATAATTTTATGTGCCATTATTTTTTTGATACTCGTGATGAATTGTACGAGGGAGTGATCAAGTTTTTACAGCTGGATCATGTGTCGTATGTTATCGTCTGACTAAGGTATAATAAAATCAGAAGGATTTTTATATGGTAAAGATACATTATGTAAAGCATGCAAATGAAGATAATTCGGCAGTAACGGCAGGCAATCCCTACTTCTGGTGGAAGCTGGACGGGGTGAAATATTACAGTGCAACGATGCCTACACAGGATCAGCTGACAAGCGATACATTCATATTGTCAATACAGACAATCAATGATGCTTTGGCTGGTGCAGACTTCAGTTCATATGTAACAGCTGTGGGATTTGTGGACGGGCAGATTACAGCGGTTACTGCTTTAAAGACTCAGGAAGAAACAAATCTGGACGATCTCAGCAGTTTTCCAAAAGATGCCATGGAAGCATACCGGATAAGTGTGCGTATAGTTGATCTGGAAGATATGCTGGTAAGACTGGAAGAGGACACAGATTTTGATGAGCTGAATTATGCAGAGCAGAATTTGGCTGAAGAACCGACAGACGCTACCCTTATAGCATTGTATCAGGCAGAACTTCAGGAGGCCCTGAATACAGTACGCAGTATTCAGTATGAGGGCAGGTAACGTTTTTCCGGATAATGTCGTATAGTAGTTAGGAGGGTAAAGCGTGCTTGATAAAATAATGCCAAAGGTTGATGTTCCTACAGGGAAATCTGGTGATGTAGAAATAACACGGAAGTGGGTATCGGGTACGCCGAATTATCGGATTAGGGATGGCAGATATGTCCCGGAGGGTGAATACACTTTTATGCATATTAACGGTTGTTTGGTAATGTCGGATACACCGGATGAGCGTAGAGATCATCTATCTGCTTATAACCATGCTGAAGGTGATTGTCTGGTTGCTGGTCTGGGGCTTGGCATGATTGTAAATGCTATGCTGTTGAAACCGGAAGTGGATACCGTGACTGTTGTGGAAATAAATCAGGATGTAATTGATTTGGTATTTCCGTGGCTGAAGGAGAAGTACAGAGACAAGGTTCGAGTATATTGTGATGACATTATGGAAATACGGCCATCGAAAAAGTTTAACGGCTATGAGGGTGGCTGGTATGACTGTATATGGTCTGACATTTGGAATGATTTGTGTACTGACAATCTGGAAGAAATGCATACGCTACATAGACGTTGGGGTAAGTCTGGTAATTGGAAAGGGTCGTGGGTAAAGAGTATCTACAGGATAAGGTGCGCAGAAGAAAGTATTATTATGGAGTTGTTTGAAACCTGTACTTGTTAGACCCTTGATGTATTTTAGAAGAAGGAGTGATGAATAGATGACCAAAGTACATTATGTAAAGAAAGCCCGGAAAGATAACCCGGCAGTAAAAGCAGGTGAACCATACTGGTGGTGGCAATTTTATAAGCAGAAGACGAAGCATTACAGTGCTACCAAGCCGAAGAATTCACAGCTTACGCAGAGTCCTTTCTGGCAGGAGATGTATGACATTCAGGACGAGATTGCAGCCTGTTCTTTTAATTCACATGATGATGCTGTGAATTTCATTGATGATATATCCAGCAGGGTTAGTGATTTAATTGATGCAGCACAGAGCAGTCTGGACAGTCTGCCTGAACAATTTCAGGATTCTCATATGCTGAATGAAAGAGTGTCGGAGCTGGAAAGTATGCAGGATGAAATTGAATGCATTGATACCGGTGATCTGGAAACCGCAGAGCAGGAGAAGGATGCTGACCCGGATAATGAAGAAAAGGAAGAAGCCTTTGATGAAGCTCTGCGTGAAGTAAAAGCTGCGATACAAGATATTTCTTATAACGGGGAATGATATGGAATTGGCTGAAGAAAAAATAGACAGGATATTAAGTTCTCTGTATTCCCGAATTGTTGCCGGGGATGCGTGGCTGTTCTATGACGGTATCGAGGATGTGTATTATGTGATGCGCAGGAAACGGTACGTAAAGAAAAATGAAAATTTATATACCGGCAATGATTTCTGTGAAGCTTTGGATGTTCTGGAACAGGCAGGAAAGGACTGGGAGGATCAATGATTGTATTCATCATATTTTCAGTAATGTTTGCAACAGGTTTCGGACTTGTCCTGTATGACAAGCTGAAGAAAAGAAATGTAAGATACGGGCCTTTCTGGTTGCTACTGGCGGGTAGCCTGTGTGTGCTGGTCAGTATGATTTGCTTCATGGTAAAACCTTTTGAACGTGATCGGTTTTTATTACGATATGATCAAGAAATGATGTATTTGATCAGGTGTGAACAGAATGATAATTTGACAGGGGCTGAGATCGTGCAGGCTACTGAGATAATCATCAGGACAAACACCGAGATAAATACACACTGGCGGTATTATAAAAATCCGTGGATTGGCGTTTATTATGATGGAGTGATTGCAGAGCTTCCTACTTATGATGTCAGGAAAATTCCTGTGGCACATATATTGCAAGATTTAGATGTGGGGATGACGTTTAGTTATGGCGAAGACTGGAAAGAATAATTTACCGGCAAAAGAAACCGGTGTAAAAATAAAGTATGAGGCCCGGACTGAAGGACGGTTTACCAATAAGGTGCTTGATTCTTATATAAAACCGCATGATCATGAAGAGGAAGCTAAGTATACATACACACGGACTATTTCACATTTTTTAGTTCCCATAAAGGGCAGGTGGGAAGTTACGTGGTTACAGCAGCGATACGGTAAAGATTATCAGGAAGCTATACGCAGAGAGATGGCATATAAATTGGCTGAGAAGTTGATGGAAAGTGATCTGTTTGATCATTTTCTTGAGTATTCACAGAACCCGAAGACAATGGCAGATCGTGTGGAATTTTCTGCTAATGTGGTTATAGCCAAGCCGGGTATGAGTGAATACCGGATGATTACTTTACCTGAAGGGCCATTTTCATGAAGACTATGTTTAAGAACGTGGCGAAGAAACACCGGGATGGGACACAGACTGTACGTGTAAAGCAGAAGCGTTTTTTTTGGATACATATTCAAAAGACTTTTGCATTTATGATTAGGCTGAATAGAAATGTATTTCTTACGGTATTTCATATTACATTTAAGCCATTTGGTTTTTATAGTTTGGTATGGTCTACAGAAGAGGGCGGGAAGTATCGGGGATTTTTTGGAATACTCAAACACAGCAAGTATACTGTATTACATGCAGGGCCTGATGAAACGTTTTTAACGCTGCACTTATTTGGTAAATGGGTTGAGATACCAAAAAGCCGGAGAGGTATTTTACAGAGGGCAAAGCAACAGGCTCAGGCTATATATGGGGGTGCTGCCAGAGTGAGTATGACCATAGATAGAAAAGTGATAATTACACATGCAGATACCGGGGTTCGTTTATTGCGAGAGTCATGATATAATAAATTAATATTAATTTGGGAGTTATATCATATGGAAGATTTCATGAGCATTTTTATAGACGCAGGGCTGATGATTGCTCTGGTTCTATTTGTTGAGCAGATCAAAAAGTTTCAGGGCAAGGAAACGATAAAGGTCTGGGGAGAAAAAAACGTTTACTTGCTTATTTACGCTGGTCTGTGCATCCCTTTAGCTATTCTGACCAGTATGAAAGACGGTGTGTTTGATGCTGATGTTAATACAACGCTGGCAGCAATAGGGATTACGTTTAGGACGTTTTTTATAATGGCTACGGTGGGATCGTTCCTGTATGATGCCATTATAAAAAAGGCCAGAAAGAAAAAGGAAGAAATTGCAAACAGCGAGGAGTAAAGGCGATGAATTTTAGTGTAGCATTAAGAGTACTTAAAGCCGGAAAAAAAATTGCACGAGCAGGATGGAACGGTAAAAACATGTGGCTTCAGTTGGTAGAAATGGATTATTATTCCGTTCTGCCTGAGAAAATTGATGGTATAAAAACTGGCCCCGAATGGAATCTTTTGCCATGGATAGGCATGAAGACATCAGATGATAAATTTGTACCATGGCTTGCCAGTCAAACTGATATTCTGGCTGAAGATTGGGAAGTCATTTAACACAGGGAATTGAGTAAATAAATTATCATGGAGGTTAAAACCATGAAGAGGTCTGGCTTAAGACTGCTGTTATTGGTAGCTTTGCTGTTTTCTTTATCAATAGCAGCGTACAGCGAGTGTCTGTACAACGGATCGTTTGATCTGGCTTTTACCGAAAACAAGATAGTCGTAGAGGGGGAAGTAGCTCTGGTGCAGAGTGAAATAATTATGACAGACTTTGTGTCTGTCGCCCCTATTCCATCCAGTGTCGATTATATAATGGTACTCTGGAACTGTAATATAATAATGATGGATAACCGGCGAAAGGTATGGAAGCGTTTATATAAGCACGATTTCCGTATTCGATCCCCGGATGATCTGATCAAAGCAGCATAATGGTTTCAAAGGTATAATTTTAAATCACCGGGATTCCTATTCCGGTAACAGCTGAGAGCTGGCCCCGATCGAGGGGCTTTTTTCATGTATCGTTTTCTGACATTATGACGTATAGTAATATGAAATATTTATTCGGAGGAAATTTATGGACAAAGAAGCAAGGGTAAGAGTTTCAGTAGGTGATGATGCTGAGGATACTTTTGTCGTTTCCACAAGTGAAGCGCAGGGCGTGACGTTGTTATCTCTGCGGATTAAAGATGAAGGTGGTATAGTGAATACTGTGTCTGCTACCATTAACATGGACATCGTGAGAGAAATGGCAAAGGGCCTGAATTCGCTTATTGCGTACATGGACTCTGAATGAAACAGGGGCCTTAATCGGCCCCGTAATTTGTGTGGAGGTTTTTATGAAAGTAGAACATTTTTTATGGATTGTGGCAGGTGTTATCGTCATCTGTTTGATTGTAGGTGTTATTGGCGGTCTACAGGGATGCAGTCAGGCACCTGAGGAACCGGGAGAATTGGACGGTCAAGTCATGATGAATTTCTATGGTGAATTTTTTATCGTACATCACATCGGAAACAAAATAACTTTGACATGGATCACACCAAAGAAAGCATTGCAGCTGCTGGCCGAGGATAAGGATGCCTCAGAGACGCTGGCCGAAAAACTTGGGGTAGAAGAGTCACAGGAGGTAAAAGGCAGATGAGTGACAGGAGAATAAGATTCACGGAGAAGGATGTCAGAAGGCTGGCAAGTCAGGGCTACGATGCAAGGAAGAGGGCCTTGCCTGAAAGTACTAATATGTCTGAAGAGGGCTGGTATCAGTCTGGTTTTCTTGATGGCTATGCAGAGGCTACCAAGGACGTGAGGAAAGCAAAAGAACTGTCCGCACTGGCAAACATACAGAAGCAGTTTCCGATGAGCTGTGCAGAGAATTTTAAAGTCGAGGAAGATTTTAAATGCCGGGCAAAAACATGTATTCTGAATAAAATACCTGAGACAGCGCAGATGATACAGAAAGAAGGTTGCGAATGTTTTTTTGCGAAAGAGGTGATAGCCATACTGAGGGAGAGAGGTGACGAGCGTGTCTACAAAATTACCGCAGAGCGTGACAAGGAAACTGGAGAGACCGGCGAAGGAAAAGGAACCTGACCCTATAATTTAGGGACGATAAAATAACAAAATGCTATGTAACTTGACTTATGTTAAAATGGTTTCAGGAGGTAAACCATGAAAAAGATTGTGGTTATCATGTTATTGATCGTGGCATTGTCCGGGTGTGAGAATTATCTGTACAAGCCGTACAATGCTTATGTGTTCTTGGGTGGCAGCAATGTCAGCGAAGAACTGGCAGACGGATTCCGGGATTGTATAACCCTGTATGATGAAACAGCATTGGTGATACAGCATGGGCATGACGATGAAACACTGGGATCATGGGTAAGGCTCTATTATGACAGTTATAAAGTAGAGCATAACCTGAAGGAAGATATCGGAGTTGTCGAAGCAATGCTTCGGGAAGATTACGGTGTGGATATGTTCTTCTGGTTTCAGGGTGAGCAAGATACTCTGACAGACTCAAGCCATATCTACTACGAAAAAAGGCTGGGGTTTATCCGGGAAGAGTTACGGGATGAATTGCCGGGAGTGTGTTATTTCAGCACCGTAAAAACTTGGATGGATGGTCTTGACTGGGAGCCTGCCTATCATCAGGACAAGATCAGAGAGTGTCAGCAGAGATTGGGTTATTACGATTTCGACAGTAAGTATTATACAAAGGCTGACGGAAAGCACCTGACCCCGGAAGCAGCCTATCAGCTGGGTTGGGATATCGCCTACAAATATGCCGTTATAAAAGGCTGGTTATGACGGAGGACGTAAGGTGTCCGATATGTACAAGCAGAAAACTGGTATCGGTTCCTCAGGAATTACCTGAAGAGGATCGGTACCAGTGTTCTAATTGTGGATGCTGGGTAACATTGTCAGACAATGAATTCATTCTGTTCTTGGTGAACAAGTTCGGAATGTTTTTTATAAATCAAAGAAATTAGGAGATGAGACTATGAGTACTATTTATTTTTTACAAGGCCCTCCCGGATCAGGGAAAACTACATGGGCCATGGAGCTATTGAAAAAGCAGAACGGTAAAGCTGTTCGGGTAAATCGTGATGATTTAAGGGCCATGATGACAGATGGTAAGTATTCCCCGGATAAAGAAGACATGGTGAAGCTCGTACAGAAAATGATTACAAGGGTTTTTATTGGCGGTGGAAAAGATGTCATCGTTGATAACACCAATTTAAAGAAAGCTGATCTTGAGTGGGTGCGTGAAGTTGCTGCTGAAGATGGAAATTGCAATATAGAGATTGTGGATTATTTTGTACACACATCTTTATCTGTTTGCCAAGATCGTATGGTTTTAAGGAAGTCAGAGACCGGGCAAGAAGTAGTCAGGATGGAAAGACTGGAACAAATGATGGATACCTACAAACGGGAATTTCCTGCGGAAAATAAACAGTAACGTTTTTCCGGGTTCTGTCGTATAGTAAGGTAACAGGGACAGGGCTACTTTAGGCGGTAGTGATTCCGGTTCCCCTCCCTTGGGACAAAAGTTTCACCGGGATTACGGGGGCCATTCCCTACCTGTCCAGAAGCCGAAACTAAAACGTACGTTGTGCGGAGTTTCGGACGGCTTTTTGAAATAGTGTTCGGATTGTATCGGATTAATATCAGTTACAATGAGCTACGTGCTGTCAGTTTCACCACTATCAGCGTGCGGCACCGGACACGCTTTTTTGTGTGGGGTTGTATGAAATTACCAGCGATGGTAGACATATCTGAAAGGCTATCTCTTGATATTAATCCGAATAGTATAGAGGACACGATTAGACAATTAGCACAGCTGGAAGTAAGTTTTTTTGAGTTGTTATGCTTGTCTGTAATGTATGTGAATAATGATCAGGATGTGAATAAGTTTATTATTGCGCAGCATGATGTGGCCCCTGTATCATTGTCTGTAGGATCAGCTATCAGAAAGAATTTGCATTATGCTGGTGAGTTAGTTGGTTGGCTTGAGGTGCAGACAAGACAGTCCGGTTTTACAATTGTGGCGAAGGTAAATAAAAAGTATGACCAACCGGATTTTAAGAAACATGCAAACAGGCTTTTTGAGTTAAAGAAATTATTGGAGGATAAGCGTAAGAAATGAAAGAGATATTTATTGAGAAGAAATTCAGTAAGGGATCACTCGATGTAATTAACAAAGCAAATAAGCTGATTGCTTCCTACCGGGCGCAGGGATACAGTCTGACACTGAGACAGTTGTATTATCAGTTTGTGGCTCGTGATCTTATTCCGAATAATATGAACAGCTATAAACGGCTGGGTAATATAATCAATGATGGCAGGTTGGCCGGGATGATCGACTGGAATGCAATCACTGATAGAACAAGATCGTTGACGAAATCGCCTGCATGGACAAGTCCAGCGGAGATTTTAAACTCTGCTATAGAGCAGTACAGGATAGATCGCTGGGCCGGTTCCCCCGTATACGTGGAGGTCTGGGTAGAGAAGGATGCCCTGAGCGATGTTGTTGAGCAGGCGTGTGCATCCTACGACATACCATCTTTTGCCTGCCGGGGCTATGTATCGCAGTCGGCCATGTATGAAGCAGCACAGAGGATTATAGAAAAAGCTGATGACTTTGAAAGGATGACCGGGGCTGTACAGGAGGCGTATATAATCCATCTGGGTGACCATGACCCATCAGGAATTGATATGACAAGGGACATTCAGGATCGTTTGAGTTTGTTTAATGCTTACGTGGAAATAGACAGGATCGCTTTGAACATGGATCAGGTTGATCAGTATAACCCACCACCGAACCCTGCCAAGTTGACAGACTCACGGGTGGGAGGTTATATCAGTCAGTTTGGAAATTCATCATGGGAGCTGGATGCTTTGGAGCCGTCTGTTATAACCAATCTTGTTCAGAGAAAAATAACCTTTTATATGGATGAAGAAATTCGGGACAAGCACATTGCACAGGAAAAAGCACAGCGCAAAGAAATGCGTGAAAAGGTCGGCAACATTGAGTTTAAGGAATATAATGATAACTCTTATGGAGATGATGAATGATAGAAAGCCTGTACATGGAAACAACAAAGAAAGAACCGGAAGAAACAGCCGGGGAAATTCAGAAGGTTCTGAAGAAACATAATCTGAAGAAGTTTATGTTTGATTATGATGACGGGGAGATTGTCGGCTGTATCTTCACTGTCGAATACCAAGGAAAGCAAGTCCCTATTCGTTTACCGATCAAATGGGAACCGCTCTGGGTAAAGGCTCAGAGGGGAGAGACAAAATATGCTAAGACTCTGGAACAGGTAAAGCGTGTTGCGTGGAGGCAGGTGCTTCGCTGGATAGAAAGTCAGCTGGCCCTTGTTGAACTGGACATGGTGGAAATGACAGAAGTGTTTTTACCTTATATAATGATAGGTAAGAAGATGTCTGTATATGAGAAGTTCATGGAGGATGGGGCAAAAATGTTGGGGTATGACGGATGAGGTGTTATGTTTGTGGTGTGTGGAACGACACATCTGCTTTTTATAAACTGGAAGTAGTCAGTCCTGATGGGTATGCCAGCTTAAATAACAGGATTGTTGGTCGGGTGACCCTTTGGGCTTGTCCTGTTTGTGGTGCTTTACATAGTGATGTATGTGGACAGGTGGAAAAGGAGGATCGTAAACCATGAAAATGGCAAATATTAAAGGACTTCACCTTACTGATAATAATGATTTTATAAAGGTCGAACGGGATTATTATCTGCCGAATGAAATCATGGCAGCTTATGTTCAGGGGTACCAAGATAAAAAAAATCCTGATAAAGAGCATACTGGGTTCCGGTTTGTGGTAGAATTTAAGAATAAGTTGCTGGTGTGGAGTAAGGAATTTCTTCACGATGATGAAGCAGAGCATCATCTGGCAGTTTATTTAAAAGGAATAGGGCATGAGTTACAAACCAGTGAAGTGTCCGAAGTGTAAAGGCAAGGGGAATAAAACCTGTCCTGTATGTAGAGGGCATAAGGTTGTAGGGGCTGTAAAGACGGGTAAATGATACAGGAGGACTGATTTTGACTGAAGATTTAACATTTCAAATCAAGGTTGACAGAGGTAAAAGGGATTCAGGCGAACGCTATATCAAGTTGTATGTTACGGTTCCCGGTACTGCTTCTCAGAATGATATAGCTGAGAAAATCGCACAGAGAGTTATTATCTATTCGGAAAAGCACTCCGAGGATATGCCTATCGGTAAAAAGATGACTTTTGGACAGTATGACTTGGTAAAGCAGAGAAGAATAAAATGTGGAATTGCCGGGGAGCTTTGTCGTACTGAGGAAAGTATTGATATCCGGTTTACCAGCAGAGGAACATTATACAGATGAGAAAATTATTAAAATATCTGTATGTAAAAACAGATTGTGTGATATAATGAGTTAACCACACAATTATTTTTTACGCAAAAACCTCCAAGGTTTTTAGCCTCCGCTAACCCCGGAGGCTTTTTTATGCTATAATAAATTATGGAGGATTTTATAAATGAGTAATGAAGCAAATCAAACTCTTTTGGGTAAAAATATAATCGAACCTTATGGAAAGGGCGTTATCTTTCTTTCAAATTTACATGCACATATTCACGCTGGAAAAGCATTTAAAAGTCGGGTAGCAAATGCCAGTGTAGCAAATAATGGACATATCTACATGCAGATTATAATGCCTGCTGGTGTATCCATGCACTTGAAACATCTGATTGTTTATTCGGCGGGGGATAGCGTAAACGTAAAGGTAACGGAAGACCCCACAGCCGTAACAGATGGAACTACAGGGGCCAATACTAAAAACCTTAACCGGTACTTTCCAGATGATCCACGTGGTATAAGGATTTATTCTGATCCTTCTGCTATCTCTGGGGGAGAAGATATTGAAGATTTTCCTATAGGGGACATAATAGGTAATGCGGATGCTATTGGTGCTGTTGGTTCACAGGCCGAGTGGATATTTAAAGGTGGGTTGAAGTATATCATTGATATCACAAATACATCCGGTACCGTCCAGACAATGAATATTTTGGCCATCTTTTATTATCTGTAGGTAAATATAAATGGCAAAGACATTCAGCGGTTATAAACTGCATGGTCATATGAAGTTTCAGGGTCTTGATATATCCATAGAAAATGAGAGGGGATCAGTTAGACGTGGTGAGGATGCAAATGGCAGGCCGTGGGCTACTTTCATGCATATCCCTTATGGGTATATTAAAACTACTGAAGGGGTGGATGGAGATCATGTAGACTGTTATATCGGCCCGAACTGGAATTCTATGTTGGTATTTATTATACACCAGCAAGACCCTATTACAAAAAAATATGATGAGGACAAATGTATGCTCGGTTTTAATACTGAGCAGGAAGCCCGGAAAGCATATGAAAGACAATACGATAAGCCCGGTTTTTTCCAGTCAATGACTATTGTAACTATGCCACGGTTTAAAACCTTGTTGAAAGAAAAATATGGGCTTAAACTGAAATCAAGAAAAGATAGAAAGCTGGTATGTCAGCACAGACAAAAGAAGCAGGGACATTTACCGGTAAATTCGGATCAGGTGTTTGAGGAAGGTCAGCATGGCAAAAAAAAGTAGAATAATTGTAGGCAAGGGAAGGCCCTTGCCACAGAAGGTATTGCGTGAAGCCTCCAAGCGATACACAGAGGATTCTGTAACTATTTATGATGGAGCCACAGGTCTTTTTGCTACTGAAGAACAGAAGAAAAAAGAACAGGAGTCCATAGCTTCAATATGAAAAGGTTAGTTATTCTGAGCAAAGCAAAATATACAAAACGCTGGAAGGGTAAAGATGGAAAGTGGCATTATGAATACCCTCAGGCGAAGAAAGGCAGAACAAAAAAGGACATTACAGATACACCAGAATTTAAACGGTGGTTTAAGGATTCCAAGGTTGTGGGCAAGAGTGGCAAGCCTCTGGTTGTCTACCACGGCACACCGGTGGGTGAGTTTGATGAGTTTATGACGGATGTTCCTGTTGATAAACGTAATTTCATTCAAAGCAAAGGTGCTTTTTTTTCATCATCGACAAATACTGCCAGCGAGTATACTTTTAATTACCGTAAAATGTTGCCTGCTGCTGAAAGATTAGAACAGAAAAAAAGTGAAGCGATGAGAGCGCATATAGCTGCCAAGCAAGCAGGCGATACAGAACTGGCGCAAAAATATAATGACGAATATTACAGACTGCATGATCTGGATATGAAAACTTATCCAGATATGAAAGACAAACTTTTTCGAGGCCCTGTTTATCCCGTGTACTTGAGTATACAAAATCCGCTGGTTGTGGATGCGGAAGGGAAATACTGGTACGAGGTAATGCCTGATATTTATAAAAAAGATTTAAGCGGGTATGATGGTATTATATTTAAAAACATGATTGAGATAGGTGAACCGCAAGATACCTATGTGGTGTTTGAACCTACACAGGTCAAGTCAAAATTTAATCGAGGTACTTTTAATTCAAGAGACCCGAAAATAAATAAGAGTCTACAAAAAGCAAAATATTTAAAACGCTGGAAAGGCCCTGATGGAAAGTGGCGATATAAATATAAAGAGACTGCCCCACCCAAAGGAAAATATGAAAAAGCTGTGGCAGAGATGGAAGATTTTTGCCTTAAGTTTTATGGTAATAAATCTGAAGTCGGTGTCAGTCTGGATGCAAAAGGTAATGTGCTTACCGAGACTTATGGCGATGCAAACAGTGTGCGCTATTCTAATGAAGATATAAAGAAGTTGAATGGCGCACGGGTACATATACATAATCATCCATCTGATGTCAGTTTCAGTATGGCAGATATGGCTTTCGGAATTATCAACAATATAAAAGAAATGCGAGTGGTCACAGAGAAACATATTTACATTTACCGTCCACCGGAAAAAAGGGAGCCTTACGATCGGGAAGAGGGACGGATCAGGGTTGAGTTAGCTAAATCTGCTATACAGGCACACTGGGAACGGGCGAGTGCTGCGAATTATGATCGGGTACATAGTATGCATGAAAGTGGTCTTGTCACCAGAGAAGAGGCCAGTCATGTATTTCAAAATGATTTGGTAGAAACGTTTGCAAAAAATTACGGTGGTACATATATAAGGATGAAGAAATGACAACAAAGATAAAATTTCGGTTGTTAAAAGAAACCTCACAAATGCCACATTTCGGCGGTGAGGATGAAAAGAATGCAGGGATTGATTTTTGTGCAGCTGAAGAGGTGATGATCTCTCCAAAAAGTTCAGAAGTGGTTGGTCTGGATGTTGCGTGGGAAGTTGATAAATATATTGGGAACTTGCATAAATACGTTATGATCATTCAGTCCCGGTCAGGACTGGCTTTTAAGCATCAGATAGAAGCCTCTAATGCCGGGGTTATCGATGAAGATTACCGGGGAGAAATAAAAGTACGACTCTATAATAATTCATATGAGCCGTTCTTTGTAAAACCCGGAGATCGTATTTGTCAGGGAATTGTATCAGAACTTCCTGATATAATGATAGTAGAGGCAGAAGAATTATCAGAAACAAAACGGGGTGACAAGGGGTTTGGGAGTAGTGGTATAAAATAGTGGATAAACGAACGTTGATAGGAAAATTCATACACACCAGCTGGGCGAATTTAAATATTCGCTGTGGTAAATATAGACACTTACAAACTACTAAAAAATGTAATACATATACAAGTGTTGTTATACATTTTTCCAGAAAAGAGTACAAGAAGTGGTGTTTGGAAAGAGAAAAACAGATATTATCTTTGTCTCGACCTTCTTTAGATCGTATTAATCCTGCTGGCGATTACACAATAGAAAATATACAAGTTATAGAGCTTGCTGAAAATATACGGAAAGATAAAAACCATTATAACGGGTACGGTGTGTGTTCTATATGTAAGCAAAAGAAAAAGAGCCGGTTGTTTACAAAAGATAGAAGAAGACGCAGTGGGAGGGGTGCTGTGTGTAAATCTTGTGATAGTAAGCGGAATTCTATAAGTACAGGAGTGAAGTGATGAAATTAGTTGTTTTCAAAAACAAAGAAAAGGTTGTTCCGGCTACCTTACTCAAAGCCGAGAAGAGAAAGAAACGAGTACATAAAGGTGAAGACAAAGACGCTTTTATTTCCCGGAAGATGTCGGAGATGAAAGAAGAATTCCCGGATCAGGCACAGCGGTATGCTGTGGCTTTGAGTATGTGGGAAAAAGAGCGTGGTAATTCTGATGTTGCCAAGTCTCTGTTTTTAAAGGCTAAGTATATCAGCAGAAAAAAGGGAAAAAATGGTAAGTGGGTTTACACCTATACTAAAAATAAACATCAGCGAGCAACTTCTGTAAGTTCGGATGATGATTTAGATGAAAAATGGAATAAAAAAGTGGAAACTGCACGAAAGATACTTATACAAAGTGGATCAGATAAGGAAACTCTTTCAAGGTATTTAGATGATCCTGACGAAGATGAAATTGACATGATAATCAAGAGGGGAGTTACAAGCCGTAAAGACAGTACATAAAAAGTAACTCCTTACACTTAAATTAAAGTTTCATGTTATTATAAAGGTAGGTGGTTCTCCATCTACCTTTTTTATGGAGTCAAAAGCATGAAGTATAAACCGGATACATTGATTAAAGTAGGACGTACATGGTTTTTTAAATCATTAGATAATAAATTAGTTTCTTTCAGAGTACACAGACCTGAAGTATTTAAAATTTTGGTAAAAGGTAAATACTATTCTCCCGATGAAGTAAAGGCCCGTGGTATGCGCTGGGTTACAATTAGAGGGGCCAGAGTACTCCTACAGGGAGTGGGTGACGGCTGGGTTGTTGTCGGCGGTGCAGGCGGTAAGTTGAACCATATGAAGATTGACCGAATTCTTTCCAAAGAGGATTATGCTGAGAAGCGTAAAGAAAAAGAAAAACAGAGAAAGGATATAGGTCGGGAGCTTACCCCGGAAGAGAAAGCAGCGGAACAGGCCAAGTCCGAAGAAAGAAAAAAACAGGAAACAGCAGCTCTCACCAGCTATGTTCAGAAAGTGAATGCGCTGGCCGGAAATAAGCTCGATATAACTGCTGAGAATATTAACCGGGTAGAGTCAGCTGCCGGGAAGGAAGTTGATTTTAATCGAAAGGTTATGCGGGCCATGCTTTCACCAGAAGAGATCGAAAAGATCAGAGAACAGGCTAAGGATTATGTTTCTAAGCAGAAGCGATACCGGGACATCGGGGAAAAGCGTGACACTAAAACCGAAAAAGACATGCAGACTCATATTGATAAAGAAATAGACAGACAAGTTAAGCGAAAGGTTAAAGAGAAAACCAGACAGATTGAACATCAGGCGACTCAGCGGATTGCTCACGATATGCTGGATGTAGGGATCAAGGATAAGGAGCTGTCTACTGCTATCGATCTTGAAAAAGCCAAGAAAATCTTGAAGTACAAACGTGATTTTAAAAAGACCATGAAGGATATTTATGGAGAGACAGAGGCCGATGATGCATCCTACAAGGTCGGTATGACGTATGCCGGGGATATGGAGTCTGATTACGATGGTATTCTGGAACAGGTTAAAAACGATATTGAGACTGAAAAGAATATTGAATTCTATGATAAAATCGACAAGAAATATGAACAGCTTCACAAGCATATTGATAAATCAGCTGCTGCTGCTTTGAATGGAATTATGGCTGATTCCTATGGAACCGGAGCATTTTTTAACTCAAATATGGTAAAAGAGCTGGGAATTGATGCTGTTTCGAGAGCAATTGCTTATAAAATACAGATAGACGGCAGAGCAGATTCAGTAAAAGAAGCACTGGTGAGGCACTCGAATAATGTTAGATTGAAGACGGTAGAGAAAGCCTTGAAAAACGCTGATCAGGCAATGGAAAGCACACAGGATATTTTGGACTTGGCTGATGGTGATGATACTGTGTATAGTAAGGCTACTGCAAACGGCTATGCAATACGGCATCGTACACAAGCAATGCAGGAACTCGCCGGTGCAGCCGGGTCTTTACGTGCCATGGCACATATGATAGATGCTCTGGAAGACCCACCGAATGATTTACTTCAAATTGATATGGGGCGTGATCTTTCTAAAGCAAAACGCAGAATGAACAGGGCCGGTTTAAAAAATGATCAATATTCCATAAAGAAACAGAGTAACGGTAGGCTAATGGCTGAAATAAAATCATCTTCTCTGACACCGTTCTTTGAGAATTCCCATGAAACCAATTTAATGAAACAGAAGCTGAACAAAATCAAACGGCATGAAATGAATACCGGTCATGTCAGTGACGGGATTAAACCTGAATATACATGGTCAAAAGATGCCCCGGATGCTCAGGAAGCTGGCTACCGGTTTGCAAAGGAAAGGGGCCGGGCTTTACTGGATTTTAAGGCTGGTCTGGGAAAAACATTTATAACAGCTAACATTGTGGCTGATGCTGTTAAAGAGGGAAAGAAAGTTCTGATAGCTGTACCGGCAAATTTAAAGGGCCAGCAGGTAAAAGAATTACAGAAGTTTACCATGGCAGATATAGGGGATCAGGTAAAATCCTCTTTTAATTTTACACGTACAGGTGGTATGGAAGAATTGTCCCCGGAAGATAGATTGGCCCGGTATAATGAACCCGGTGTCCATGTTGTCAGCCATAATGCTTTGATTAACGATAAAGAAGCTCTAATGAATGCCGGTTTTGATGTAATTGTAGCTGATGAAGTTCATCAGATGATTAACTCAAAGCTGGGAGATAATGAAAAAAAAGTAAGTTCCCGGACATACAGGAGCCTGAAGGAACTGTCAGCAAATGCTGAAAGCATGGTAGCCATGACTGGAACACCGATCAAAAAACATAAGGTTGAACTTAAGAAATTGGCCGATCTGGTAGACCCGGACAATAATCTGGGATCAAATACAGAATTTGTAAAAAGGCATGCAGGTATAAATCAAACTACCTCTGCTTTCCAGTCTTCAGAAACAGAAGCTTTGAGAAAAGAGGTGTCAAACTTCACTTATTCTCAGGGGTATACTCTGAGGCCGAAACACAATGTAACTGAACAGAAGATTACCATGTCACCTGAACAGCGCAGGCGTATGTCGCAGATACAGCAGCAATATGCTATTGATACTGCCAAAGGCAATAAAAATGCAGCAGCGACCCGTGACATCGATCTTTGGCGAAATACACATCTGACTGGCGGTGTAAATAATCCAAAGTTTCAGGCTATTATAAATGACATCCAGACAAACGGAAAAGATCAGAAAGGTCTGTTATTCTTTTCACAGGGAGCTGCTACAGAGGGTGTTGCGCAGTATGCGAAACAGCTTAATCAGGTTTTTGGGGAAGGAAGAGCTGAAGCAGTTTCCAGTAAGACCAGTGCTACTAAACTGGAAAGACTGAAAGCAAAAATAAATGATCCAAATGATCCCCTGAGGTTTTTGGTGGGGACAGAAACTTTGTCTACCGGTCATAATTTACAGGGTGCCGGTTTTGTTCATCATGTAGATATTCCGATGAGTAAAGCACAATCGGATCAGCAGGAAGCGAGAATGTACAGAAAGGGTCAGGAGAAGGATGTACGTACAGTGCATTTTTATGCGAATGATCCTAATGATATAAATAAGCGATTTAATTATAAGAAAGCGACAAAAGAAGCTGAACTTGTCGGCAATGAGTCAGCTGTTGCCGGTCTGGATGATTCCGGGTTCGGGGCTACTCTCAGACAGGTATCGGAAGGGGTAGCATAATGAAGCAGGATGTACAATCCAGTTTGGATAAAGTAGAAGGGAAGCTCGCAGAACTTCAGGCACAGCAGGCGGTTTCGATCAATCAACAGAAAGAGCTTTTAAAAAAAGCTCACAGTAATATTGAAAAGATTAATCGGAACTTAAACGGATTGCAGAAAAGGCTGGAGCCATACCTGACAGAAGACGGAGAACCGGAAACACCTTCACAGATAAATTCTTTTCTGGAATTACGGGGCAGGTATGAAGACCTGCTTGTTCTGCGTAAACAGGAACAGGACGCTATACAGATTATTGAAGAATCTCTGGCCGAGGCTGAACTGGGTATGACTTCCCCTGTCAACAAAGGATCAGATAAAACATTGGGAGCGATTGTTGATGAATAAGTTATTTATGAAAGGTAAAAAAGCGTCCATCGGAACCATACGGACATGGTCAGGTGGAAAGCGTTATAAGAAAACATCACAGGGCTGGGTACCGGCAGGAGAAAAAGCTGATACTGCGCTGGCTGCTGGGTGGAAAATTTCTCCGTCAAAGGAAACTCCCGGACATTTTGATGTGTCTTATAAAGGGCAGATAGCGCACACTGTTCCTACTATGAAAGATGCTCGACATGTGGTTCGTTCTGAGGGCGGATTTATACAGGAAGATAAAAAGCAGAAACAACGACAGAAAAAAGCAGAAGAAACTACTGTTTTTCTTTATAAAAAGTGGGACAAATTGGCCCATGAGTATGGGGTCGAACATGATACCATTGATTTGGTGCGTGCTTACAAGAAAAGAGAAAAAGGAAAAGGTGTATCTTTGCCTATTGCTTCTAAGGCTGATTTTCAGAACCTGTATCAGCATACAACAATAGCGATGATCAGCGCAGGAAGGAACCCTGCAAATAAAGCTGATATGAAATTGACAGATGCACAGATCGATGCTCGAACAAAACAGCTGGAAGTCGATCTGGTAAAAGCCGGTTATGTGTATACCCCGGCTGAAGGTAAATATGAGAACCCGGAAAAATCATTTATGGTAATGATTCATGATGCCAATAAAAATGAAATGTTTGATCTGGGTGCAAAATATAATCAGGATTCTGTAGCGTTTGCTGACAAAGGAAAAAACAGTCTTTTGATGACGACTGGTACAAAGAAGGGAAAAGAAGTCATGGCAGGAGAAGGGTTCTCTATAATTGATATGCCGAAAGATTCTGATAATTACTATACAGACATTTCGGTTGCCGGTAAAAGGTTGCGGTTTAGTCTGATCATGGAAGAAATTAAAAAAGCCTTGCGCTTATTTTTTAAAGTGAAAACCGGAGGTAAAAAATAATGCAAGCAGAAGCAACAGCAGTGATTCCTACTGGTTGGGTGATAGCTGGAATAGTTGTAATTGTTATTGTTTTGATACTCATTATAATCAAGGCATCTGTAAAAGTTTTAAAAACAAAAGGTGGTAAGATTCATGTAAATTTTAAAAAAGGTTCTGTGGATTTTGAGAATGGTGAAGAGTCCACAGAAGAACCGCCTGAAGAAAAAAAGTTATTTACTGACGTTCTGGTAAACCACGAGGATGCTATGCCTTGTGATACAGATAAATGTGAGCGAATAAAGGCGGTTGAAGTGTTAAAACTAATGGAGAAACTGGAAGAGTACTTGAATGACAAGTGGATGATCAGGCTGAAATTAAATTTGCGTGATCAAATGAAGTTGGTTGAGGGTAAGTTGCGCTATATCAAGGGGCTGATGTATAGTGTATTTCTTACTCTCGTGAAGAATAATAAACCGGAAGACTTTGATATTATAAATTGTAGTGAGTCTTATACATATGGTAAGGCTTTGGATGTCGTAATTTCCCGGTTAAAAGATGATATGCGTGAACGATGTTCTGATGATTGTTTTGAAAAGATCAGTGACAGGGAAACTGATTCTGGGCCGAGTCTATGGCATGTGTATAAACAGAATGCATGGGAGACTATGCAGGCATTGGTTACTGAAACGTTGGATCATGAATATCCTTTTTTTATAGATATCGACAGGAAAGATGTATACAATGCAAATAAGAAGATGATTGAAGAAGAAGAGCTGAAACGTCTGGTTCTGAACACGTTTAACAATCTTCGGGATATTGCTATCAAGTATGATAACCAGATTAACAATAAGAAAGAGGCCTATCAGGAAGAGGTTAAAAAGGTTTTTAAATAATGTTGTTATTATCGTTACGAAAGCACCGGAAATTACCGGAAGGAACAACGACAATAAAATATGACTCGAAGACAGGGCATGCCTATCTTTATAAAAAGGAAGGTGGTAAGTGGATATATGTAAAAGGGCAACAGACACGGGGACGCACTAAAACTGTAACACAGAAAAAGGAAAGCGATTTCAAATATTCTATGGATGTAAATGTTATTAAAAATCTCATGGAAAAGAGGGACATTAAAACATTGGAAGATTTAAAAAAGTATGTTTCTTCTCATCCGAAAGACGATTCTATGCAGCTGTATCGGGATGTTGTAAACGGTCTGCGCAAGGAATTTACACAAAATCCAAAACTTAAACCGATGGCTATGGTTGCTTTAAAAAAATTTGGTACTCTATTGACCAGTACAATCAGGCATGAGGCCCCGAAAAAGAAAAGGCTGACAGTGGATGTGACACCAAAGGGAAAAAAAGAAGCTACCTACAGAAGAAAGCCGAAAACATCAAAACCGGCTTCTTTTCCTGCTTCCAGTATACGGCAGGCTGAAAAAATTACCGGATCATGGCATCCGGCTGAGTCCATGCCTACTACCGGAGAAATAAAAAAGATGATTGCCTCAGGTAATGCTAAAGTGCTGAAAGGCAGTCCGCAGAAGTCCGGGACGTGGAGGCTACCGAAAAAGTTGAGGGATGAAAGATATAATCATCTTTTGATACCATTCAGACCTGATGAAAAAGGTATTAAGGTTACTTTTCAGCAGATTAAGCGAAATAAGAGAAGGGACAGTGTTGTCGCTTCTGTACAGGTGACTGTTCCGTATGCCTATGCACAGCAATTTATGGAGAAGCATATACAGACTGTACGAATTCGTAATGATCGAATAGGGCAAATGAAACGGTCAGCTGGTTATCAAAATTCTCTGACTGGTAAAAAGATGACAGTAAAAACAACAAAGAAAGAAGCGAGAACAGCGTAATGTGTGTATTGTGTGAACTGGAATACAAAGAAAAAATCTCTTTTGAAATAATCAAGCCATATGAAAATACTTATGCCAAACTGGAAAAAGCAATAGAAACACTTGAAAAAGCCATGGGTGGTAAGCATAAACAGTTGACAGAAGTATCTCCATATTTATCAATGCGTGAATTGGAAGAGAAGAGTAAAACTGAGGTAGAGAAAGGCTTACATACATTGTTTCAAAATATTTCCCGGAAATGGCTGGGATTTGAGAAAGCCAATAATGACCCTTTTAAGCTGGGGTCTGATATATTCATAAACCCACAGACAGGTAAACCGCTTACAAAAGGCGAATGGGCTAAAATGAAAAAGGATATACTGGGAGCTTTTCAAAAGATTTACGGTGACCAGGACAAGTACATTATAAAGTCTGCCATGGCATTAGGAAAAATCCTCAAGGCTATGCCGACAAAGGACGCTATAAAGACACCGCTTAAAGATTTATCTATAAAACTTAGCCATGAGGTGAGGAAAGTAGAGGCTGATCCAATATATGCAAATACTCTGGCGTTTGCAGAGCAGAGAACAGGACAATTGATCACCAATTTATCTGAATATCAATTTACAAAGATACACGATGCCATCTTACAGGCTCAGGTAGACCGTTTGTCTGCCCGGCAATTAGAAACAAATTTATTTGATCAGTTTTCCGAGATGAACAGGGACTGGCGAATGATTGCTGAAACAGAGATGGCAAATAATGAAAATAACGGACAGTTGTTAACGGCTTTGTCCCGTGCTACTGAAGAGAAACCGGTCTTCATGCAGGGTGGTTCTTCGGGTGGTGCGTGTTCATGGTGTCGTAACATGGTAAATAATAAAGTGGTCATGGTTGTGCCGGAACCTCCTACCGGTGGCGGTGATATTGTTTATTATCAGGATAAGCCGTATACAGCTGTCTGGCCCGGCAAAACTAATGCAGGCAGGAAGAGATCAAACTGGTGGGTAGCTTCTGGCGCACAGCATCCTCATTGCCGGTGTTACTGGGTAGAGTATGAACCCGGTTTTGAAGATGAGTGGAAACAGCTTCAGGCTGCCATCGATGAGGCTACTAAGGACAGTGAGGCTGTGAAAAAATTATATGAGAAACCTGCTTGGGAAAGATAATTTCATGTTATAATAAAATAACTATAGTAAAGTAAAAGGAGACTACCTTATGGGTGACGAACAGAACACAGAAAATGTTGTAACTGAAGAAACTACTCCTGAAGAAAATCAGGAACAGGAAGAGGCAACTACCAAAACAGTTGTGGAAGGTGCAAATGAAACAACGTCGGAAGAATTGGGTGCTGTTGAGCTGACCATGGAAGATGTAAATGAAATGACATCTGAAGAATTAGATGGACTTACTGAGGCGGACAAGCAAGCACTGAAACTTGATGATAACAAAATCGCTTCTTTAAAAGTGGCTGCTGATGAAAGAGCGAGGGCAGTTGAACTTGAAAAAGAAGATGCTGAAAAAGAAGCTGTTGCTACTGCTAAAAATGATGCTAATGCAGCAGCCAAGGAAAAACAGGACAAAGAAGATGTCAAGGCCAAAGCGGATAAGGAAAAACAGGACAAGGACAATGCCCCAAAGAGTAACACCGGTGTGACAGATAAGGTTACTGAAAAAGTATCTAAAGAGTCTGTCAAACAGTTACCGAAAGATATGAGGAAAATTGTTCAGGCTGCAATCCGAGTTCTTGCGTCTAAAACACTTAATCAGGCAGAAATGTCGGATTTTGTAGATTCATTTCCGGCTCTTTTTGAATAAAAGGGCGTAAAGAGGTCGAAATGTCAGTGAAAATTCAGCAGGGTGTTGACAGCAATACCGGACGGAGTTATCATAAAAATAGAAAGAAGATCAAATTGGTGCTTGCGAAGAGTGCTGAGGATTTTCATGAAGTCCGGTGTGATGAGTGCAATGCCTTGTTCTTTAAATCTACAGGACTTTCCGGTACATTACAAATGAAGTGTCGAAAGTGCGGAAAGCTGGTAGCACTGCATTTCGGCTGAAGCAAGAAGTATTCGATCCCGATAGAGGACACACTTTTTAATTAAGGTGTGTCCTTTTTTTATGGAGTTTGATAATGCGTGAGACTTTGGAAAAAATCGATAATCCGTTTTACAGTCCTTTCCCGGACAGTTCGGTATTGATAAAAGCAGAAGAGCATAACGACAAATGGATCGTGTATATGCAGGCTTCTAATGAAATTCGGGATCAGGAAGGTGACATCATAGAGATGTCGGCTTTGAAGAAAGCCCGTGATTATTATTTGAGCCACGGGGTCTTGTCATGGAACCATCAGCATAAGATCAAACAAGACCCGAAATACATTGTCGGTGAACCCATAGACGTGGAATTTACCAACAATAACGAAACCATATTGAAAGGGTTTCTTTATAAAGAAAACGATATCGCTCAGAACATTATGAAAAATATACGTTCCGGGGCGAAAAAATTAGGTGCTTCTATCGGAGGTGGTATTCTACATAAATCACAGGACAAAAAAGTTTCTGCGGTTATTTGGGATGAGACAGCAATAACGCATTGTCCGGTAAACGATGGAACACTGGGAAATGTACAGATTGTACCTTTTGCAGAATTCATGAAAGCACTAACAGCTGGTTCCGGGGTAGACGCTTCGTCTTTCTCAGGTGGCCGGGCCATAACTCCTGAAAGTATGCAGGGAGCTACGGTAGAAATGATTGGTAACAGGTCACAGCTTGAGTGGGATAGTATTTTCACTTCTTTGGCAAAGGCCATTGCTACCGATGTGGTAACCAATTATAACGAATTGGTTGATTTTTGCAGCAGTAATCTTGGTTTAGATCAAGATGAAATAAAGGCGGTTGGTCAGACTGTCGTAAATTATTTTAAACGGGAGAGCTAAACATGAAAACAGGCGAGAAAGAAAAAGAAACTGTTTTAGATCAGGAAGCTCTTGAGAAATCTCTGGACACTTCGATGGCCGGTTTAAAAGCAGAATTGGGTATAACCCCTGTTGAACCTGTCAAACCCGAACCTCTAAAAAAAGGTAAAACCGAGGAAGAAAACGGCGAACCTGAAGACACTGAAGGGGAATCTGAAAAAGAGAAAGACGGCGAAGAAGAGGGATACGAGGAAACAGCAAAATCCATTGAAGCAATGATGAATGATGCCCCTGAAGCTGAAGCAGCAATGGATGTAGAGCCCTTTCTCCGTACTCTCGTAAAGAGTATCGACAAGAGATTTAATGATCTCGCTTCTCAGATGACTGATGAAGTCGGCAAAAAACTTGACGGTGTTGTAAGTCTTGTGAAATCACAGGCCACAATGATGCTTGCGCAGGCTGATCTTCAGAAGTCCATCAGCGAAAACACAAGGAAGATAGGGGATCAGACAATTCCCTCTGCTTCTGTCCGAGGCAAAGCCGGGGAACGCTTTGCAAAGAGTAATGATGGGAAGACACCAGAAATCGACTTCTCAAACATTGATCCTGCAAAAATTGACACTCTTGAGTGGCTGAAGAAAGGATGGATCAACAATACTCAGGCCACTGTTATTGATAACAGGGTCACCAAAAACGCTTTGTTTAAATCGGGTGATGCCACTGATCTTATGGTGAAATCACTCATAGAAAAACAGGAGGCTAAATAAAATGAAACCAGCAGCTATTTTTGACGAAAAGCTCACAGGATATGGCGAACTGCATGCGGAGTCTCTTCAGAATTTGCAGAAAGCCTTAACTGCTGGTGACGGTGTTGATGCCGGTTCTTTTACCGGTGGTCGTGCGCTGACACCTGAGAGTTTAGAAAAAACTCTGGTCAACATCCTGCATACACAGGATGAAGCCGTTCTGTTCAAAGCTCTGAAGAAAACACCCATCAAAGGGCCTGTTCACCAGTGGAATCAGCGTGACGAAGTCGGCGCAGATGACGGAGCATGGGTACCGGAAGGTGGCGATTCTGAAGACACTGATCAGAACATCGAACGTAAGTACTTGACTGCGAAATATCTTCAGACTCGCAGACAGGTAACCTTGCAGGCAGCATCGACAAACATGCTCGAAAACGCAATGGCAATCGAACAGAATGCCGGTATGCTCTGGCTTGTGAGAAACACAGAAAAAGGTCTGATCTACGGAAATTCAGACCATGTTGCGTATCAGCCCGATGGACTGATCAAACAGATTCCCACATCGAACGTTCTTGATATGAGAGGTGGCGATGCAACGTCCAGCACCTTTGAAGATCGTATCGGTGAATCCGCAAGACTCATCCGTGACAGTTATGGTAAGGCCAGTCTGATATTGTCCTCTACCATGGTTATGCAGGATGTACAGGTTCTGTTGAGAGACAGGATCAGATTTCAGGCAGGAACTACACAGGGAAGTGCGGTGTTCACAGAATATCCCACACCTTTTGGAACACCTGATCTGAAAGAAGACATCTTCATCAAGGAAGGAAATGTACCTTCTCCGTCAAGTCTGACGGCAAAAAGACCAAGTGCGCCTACTCTGGGTACGCTGACAACCCCTGCCAGTACAACCGGTTACTCTTTTGATGCCGGTTCTGCAGGTGACTATGTGTATAAAGTTGTCGCAGTAAACAGGTACGGTGATTCTGTTGCTTCAGCAGAACTTGTTGTCGCTGGTGTCGCCACAGGTGACATGGTTCAATTTACCATTACTGATGGTGCTGTAGCCGGTACAGCTTACAAGATTTACCGCTCAATTAAGGGTGGTGTTACAGGTGCTGAAGTAAGGTACATGGAAACAATCGTAAGAACAGGTGCAGCCACTGTTTATCAGGATGATAACAGTGAACTTCCCGGATGTTCTGACGTTTTCGTTCTCACAATGGAAGGAATGTATGATGCAATCGAATGGTTTCAGTTTCTTCCAGCAATGAAGTTCGATTTATTTCCGACAAATGCAGCTGTTTATCCGTTCCTGATGCTTATTTTCGGAGGTCTTGCACTGAAGAAACCGCCTCAGCATGTACGGATCAAAAACGTTGCGCCCTCTAATCTGGGCTGGTTCTAATACCGGGCAACAGTAATCAGGGCTACCTTAACCGGTAGCCCTATAATACGTGAGGTAATTTTATGAGTAAGAGAATGAGCTATCGTGATCGACTTATTGCTTCATCTCCGGTATGGTCAGAAATTCTGCAAAGGACTACACCTTTTGTACAGAATAAACTGATTACCGGTGGAGCTGCCGGTCAGCTTGCTGTCTCTGGTATCAAAAAGGGTGATGAGATTGTTTCTGTAATAAATCTCACGACCCCTGCCGATATGACTGATGAGTTTAAGGCCAATGACATCGCTTCAGGCGAAGACAAAGGTATGAATGCTACTGATGGATATATCGATAATACCGGTGGTACAGCAACAACCGCAGAAAATCTTCTGGTATCTTACCTGTCATGGGTAGATGTCACTGCATAAAAGGAATAAATTATGGGATCAGCTACAGTTGTTTTTTCGGAAACAAATGGGGTTCTTGCCTCTGCGGTTACGACCAATGATATTGCCAATATAAACTTTGGCAGTGCTGATGTGGCAGAACTGACCCCTGCGACTTATCCTATTGTGGCACAGGCTGATGGACATAGCTATGAAAAATGGCTCAGGCTTCAGCTTACAAATTTAGGTGTAGCGTCCATCGTTGATAACTTTAAAATGTGGTTGTCGGCTGGCTCGTATGTAACCGGAGAAGGTATCAGCTGTAATTTGGTAACCTCTGGTTATTCTCAGGCATCGTACCCATCAGGAGGCCCTGTAGACAGTGACTCTTCAGAGGCTACACAGGCTATGCCTACTTCGGAACCGGCTTCTGCTAATATTGGTGTGGGAGGTTCCCTTACCGGGCAGTTAACGGCGACAGGATATACAGATTACATCGTGCTTCAGCTCGATGTGACAGCATCGACTCCATCAGGTTCTGTAAACCAGAAAACCATAACAATCCAATGGGATGAACAATAAAGGGACAAATAAGGGGAGTGTAAAAACTCCCTTTTATTTAAGGGACTAAACTATGTTAGAAATTTTCGCAGTTAAAGGGCAGACGACAGAGAAAATCGAGTTTACTGATATTAAAAAGCAGGCAGAGAGTATCAGCAAACTTGTTTTTTTATGGGATTTTAGTTCAGTTGTCGTGGACCCGAAAAAAAGAACATTTATTATAAACGGGGGCCGTGAGTTTATTTTGCAGGAAGCTGAGGGTCTTAATTTTGCTTGTTTTAGAAGAAATCGGCAGAGTTTCGGATTAAATGGAGAACAAAAAAGTGAGGCTGAAGTATCATCTTATCTAATTGGTTTTCATGGTATAATAAAATCAGAAAAGAAAGAAGTTTATCTACAAATTTCAGCTGATGGAAAAAATTGGCACTGGATAGATAAACGATAAGGATTGTATATGATTTACATAAAGAATACCGGAGCTTCTTATTATTATATTCCTGTAGGCCCATTTGTAGACGAGGCAGATGGGTATACTTTGGAAACAGGATTAACTATCCCGAATACAGAAGTACTTCTCAGTAAAAATGGGGGTGCTTTTTCAGCTAAGAATGATACTACAGCTTTATCCCACGATGCAAATGGGATGTATACATGCGATTTAAACATTACAGATATTCCTGCTGATTTTGTGGGCACAATAGAAATTTCTGTAAAAAACAGTGGAGCAAGAATTGTTACTCGTCAAATACAAGTAATGTCTGAAAGGGCGTACGATGAGCAGTTTACTGGAAATTCTCGTTATGATGATGCTATATATGTAGATCAGACACTCGGTTCTTCTGGAACTGCTTATCCGATAGGTAGAGCTGATAGCCCATCCGACAATTTGACTGATGCTTTATCGATTGCTTCAGCTAACGGTATCCGGGTAATAAGGATTGCAGAGGGTACATTTGTAGGTGGTTCGAGTTTACCTGCTGATATTTCAGGGTATACATTTGAAGCATTGGGGTCAAACACTCAATGCGTATTATATTTCCAGTCTACTAATATTAATGACTGTATTATTATTGGATTTTCTGTATTTGGTACGGCTGTAGGTATTGCTGTTTTCAGGGAGTGTGCTTTTGGTGGCAATATGACTGCTTGTGGCTTCTATTATGATTGTACACAGCTTTCATATACGTTTACACTTGATCCTACTTTCCTTTCTGTTTTCAGAAATCTGGTAGTCATGGCCATTATGACTATAGACTATTCATCTCCAAGTGTTTGTTCTGCTGGGGCATCTTTGGAGTTTGGTGTTATCCATTTAGATAATATGTCAACAGGAGATACTTTTGTATTGACAATGAACGGTGGAGAACTTCAGGTAAATTCTTCTTGTACTGATGGAACCGTTGTTGTTTATGGTGATGGAGTAATTATTGATGCTTCAGGTGGAGCAGTATCTATTTCAGATTATACGACACGACAGTCTGTTGGAGGTGCTACTCCGGGGGCGATAGCTGATGCAGTTTTGGATGAGCTTATTGCAGGACACACCACCGCAGGCTCTTTAGGACAGTCTGTCACAGATATGCTGGCTAATCAGGCTGTCATGGATGGAAAATTGGATACCATTGATACTGAAGTAGGGAGTGTCGATGGTAAAGTAGATATTATTGATACAGTTGTGGACGGGATTGATACCAAGGTCGATGCTTTGCCGTCTTCTGCGGATATTGCTGATGATGTCTGGGATGAACCACTGGCCGATCATCAAGGCGCAGGTTCTACCGGGGAGGCTTTGGATAATGCTTCCGCAGGTGGCAGCGTTCCTACTGTCAATGAAATTGTTGCAGGAGTCTGGTCTGAACCTTTGGCCGGGTACACTACTCCTAATACTGCCGGGGAAACGTTGTCAGATATCGATGACGTGCAGACCAATCAGGCTGTCATGGATGGAAAATTGGATATTATAGACGGTAATGTTGATGCAGCACTGGTAAATCAGACCAGCATAGAAGGAAAGATTGACGGTATTGTTACCAGTGTTGCCGGTATTCCGGGAGCTGTATGGGAAGAGCTTCTTGCTTCACATACGACAGTGGATACTTTTGGTGAACGCATAAATAATCTCTCTGAAGCTACGGTTACAGAAATTGTTGATGCGGTATGGGATAAAGATGTCTCAGGTACACTTACAGTAGACTCAGCAGGTGAATGTATTAAAAATATATTGAAGTTTACAGGAAATAATATTACCAGATCGGGTACTGTAATCACTATCTATGAAGATGATGGGGTTACTGCGTGGGCTACTTTTGATCTGGCTAATTTGGGAAGAGAGAGGTTGTCATAATGTTTTTGTTTTTAGAGGGTAATCCTTTTCTGTTTATTTTAACAGGATTGTTTGATATAGAGACAGTTCCTTTACTCCCTCCCACAGTCGTTAAGATTGATAATATTGATCGATATAATCATAAAATTATAGTGTCTTCCAAAAGAGGGTAATATGAATAGATTACTTTTTGATATTGATAATATCTCTGAAGTTCTTAATTATTATGATCAGATAAAAGTTTTTCGTACTGATGCCAGTGATATTATTATTATAGATGATCCCGGACAGGAATATGAAGAGGATTTTAACAATTCTACAGGTTTTTCTTTTGATACTGATCGGATAGAATTTGTTGGAGGTAATTTACAGCAGAAAGCGGTAGATACTCCGGGACAAAATTTCACGGAAGATTTTGCAGACGACACTGATTTTACTTATGATAGTGATAAAGCAGAATTCGCTGGTGGATTAGTAAGACAAAAAGACCAGCGGGAAGCTGTAGATAATTTTTACGTACCCTTTACTTCAGACATGGATGCAACCAGATATGGTGGTAACCCGATTGGTACGGCGCAAAATGGTGCAATAATAACGGCTGGCGAATTGGATTTGTCTGCTGCAAATGCTTATGCCATATGGGACGCAGCCAACAATTGTGATTCTGCACAGCAGGGTACGATAGAATTTTATTTCAGACCTAATTATAATTCTTCGCCACTGGCTCAATCATATATTTTTACAGTTTTTCATAATGGAGACAACAGAAATCTTATCAATTTATATCATTTGGCGGGTGGTGCTATACAATTACAATGTTATAATTCCGCAGGATTTCTGGAGATAAATACAAGCTTGGGAGTATGGAATCCGACAGCAGGTCAAAGATACAGAATATCATTTAACTATGATTTTACGAACGGAGCTACCAGATTATTCATCGATGGAGTACAACAGGGATCAACACAAATAGATACTTTTACAAGAGATTCAGGCGATATAGATAATATAATATTGGGTGCAAACAGGGCGGGTACATTTGGTATTGACGGATTATTTGATGATCTTCAGTGTTTTGATTCTGTTCAGCACACAGTAAATTATACGCCGTCCATTCCTGCGGAGTACGCTTTTTTAGGGTCAAGCGTAATACTGCCAGAAATGGAACACATAGGCACAGGTATTACTTCTTTTGACTCTTTTGTTGTTACAGGGGCTGGTACTCCCCGGTTTATACTAAACGGCCAGTACTGGACAGGTAGTGCGTGGGCTTCTTCAGATAATTCATATGCACAAGCAAGTACTGAAAGCGATATAAATGCAAATATATCTACCTTGACCGTGGCAGGACTTACATTAAATATAAGTGTTGTTTTTACAGATGATCAAGTACAAAGTACGGTGAATGAAATTTCTGTAGGTTATACATCCTTTAGTTACTTGGAAAGCACAGTAATTCTTCCTGATATGAATTATTCCGGGGTAGGAAGTGTACAAAGTTTTGATGCTTTTGCTTCAGATGAAAATCGAGAGGCTCATTATATTTTAAATAATCAGTATTATAATGGGAGCCAATGGGTAGCCAGTAATGGATTGCTTACACAATCGAATACATTGACTGAAGTACAGGATAACATAGACACTTTGGAAAGCAGTGATGCTCTACGTATAAAAATGATTATTGAAGCAAACAATGTTCAATTTATTATTTCTGAATTGACAGTAGAATACACAGGGCAGACTAATCCGCCTCCGGGAGCTGATGGTTATAATGAGATCACAGATTCGGAAACACGTATAGCTATTATTCCTGAAAGAACACAATATTATTTTGTAGATGACAGTGGTGACGAAACACATTATTATAAAACGGCTTACTACAATTCAGTTACTCAAGCGCAGAGTAATACAAGCGATCCTATACAGGGATCAGTGGAACCGGGTAAACTGGGGTACACTTTTGGTAATTATACACCGCCTCCCGGAGAGTGGGGCGAAGTCCTTACGCCTGATGATATCAGATACACCTATATGTTTGGTATAGATGCTATTGCCAACGATCAGAATGAAACAGAATTTACAGATGATCAATTTCGGTATTTTGTAGAAAGTGCTGTGGCTGATTTTGAAGCATTTCTGACTATTGATATTAAGAAAAGGGTTTATGTGACAAGTCCTGATGATGAATTGGTTCAGTCTGTTGACTGGCGTGAGGGTGTGGATTACACAAATGAAGAAGACCCGTACCCGTTTATTCCCGAACACTGGAAAGAATATGGCTTTATTCAGCTTAGGCACTGTCCTGTTTTGTCAGTAGAACGGGCAATTATGTATTCACCAGTAAAAGGTGAAATTCTTGATCTCATGGAATGGATACGTTATCGAAAGGCTGTAGGTCAGCTGAATTTTTACCCAAAACAGGGATCAGGATACGGGCCGTACAATATTTACGGTATGCCATGGCATCTTCAGGGTAGACAATATCCTGAGGGTTTTGAGATAGACTACTCTACCGGTTTCAAGACATCTGATTTTGTACCGAAAAATCTGAGAAATGTAATTGGCATGTGGGCTACAATAAAAGCATTGGATACTATTGGTGACGGTTTACTTGCCGGTTTTAGTTCACAGAGTGTTTCATTAGATGGCTTAAGTGAAAGTTTTTCCAGCACACAATCGGCTACTTCTGCTTATTTCGGTGCAAGGATCAAAAGTTATATCGATCAAATACAGGATTACCTGAAGAGAAACCGGTATAAGTGGGGTGCTATCCCTATATCTTTTGTCGGAGTTAATTAGTGGCAGCCGGTTTTCAGACGTTTCAAACAGTAAAAAACTATGACGATGCTCTGGGTAGACATGGTCAGTGGGTGCGCTGGCTGAAAGGGTCGAAATGCGCTTGTGTGCATGGTATACAAAAGCAGCCTGACCCACAATGTAATTTGTGTGATGGTAAAGGGTTTGTATACAGGAATCCTGATGAATTTACAGTCTTACAGGAAAATTTAAAATATGGCGGTTCCGGGATTTATTATCCATTACAGACACCTGTGGTTAGTATACAGTCGATAACACATCAGGGAGTCGATCTTACTTTATCAGGATCACAGCCAGCAGACGGTAGTTATATAGCTATCGATTTTCCATATTTGAAACCATACAATCGGGTGAAATGTGATTACACTTATAGCTCAAAAACATCGGTGACTGATGAAAACAGTGAAGTAATTGCTGATAACATTTTAAGGACAGTGGCTACCCGGTTTACGGAAAAAGGGAAAACATTTGAGGGTTCTGTGTTTTCTGTATCCAAGGTTTACAATGCTACCAAGGATGAGAATTACACGGTATCTTCTTTTTCAAAAGAATTTATTTATCTGGTAGACATGGGGACATGGGCCTCCGGGGATGTTTTGGAAGTGAGCTATACATATATTCATCCATTTTACTTTATGATGCATACCGTTTCTGAAAAAATGAGATATGAAAAATCTTATATTTTGGAAAGTGCTGATGCCATATTAGTAGCACCGAGTTGGTTCACTCTCTCCGCAGATGATCTTTTTACAGCACTGGCGCAGGAAGCAGTAGGCCGGATAATTATTAACCCGACAGCTCGTACAGGGAATGATATTATAGAGAATGTTTTTGATCTGGCGAGTGTTCCTTATGTGATGGACAAGAATGGAGTATCGTATAAAGAAGGGACTAATTTTGTTGTTACAAATAGGAACGAACTGAAATGGATAACAAGTAAACCGACAGTTAATTACAGCGTAGAGTATCTGCATCATCCTACTTTTCGGGGACTGGGTGAAATGTCTACAGTCAGGAATGCAGAGAACAAAGTGTTTGCAAACAGGATAAACGTGAAACTCTGGCAGGGAGCTTCTGAGGGAATGATGTTTTGAGTACAATAAATGTCAAAATAACAGACTTTGTCCCTGAATTTATGTCTTTAATGCAGAAAGGTTATGGGGATAGAGTGTTCACAAATTCTCTGGCAGCAATGCGTACAATAGGTAGGATGTATCAGAAAGTTTGGCGACAATTTGCCAGTGGTGAAAAAGTTGTTCCGGGCAGCCCTCCTATATTTTCAAAAGGGCCTTATACTCGGTCAATACAAATAGACGAGTCCACATCGAATGTTATTTCTGTGTATACTGATTATTATGGCCATGAATACATAGAAAAAGGGCATCCTCAGATTGATTTAAAGCCGGGCCTGTTAAGTGGCCCTAAAGCACGGCAGGGAAAGAAAGGCCCTTATAATATTGTACATTTCAGGCACGGTGTTCCGGGTAGTGATCCCCACAGGAATAATCCTATGCCTGTCAGCATATACGATGAAATACGCAGGCTTACTAAGGAAGCTGATGAAAAGAAACAGGCCGGTTTGGACTCTAAACCCGGAGGTTCACGGGTTACTGGAAATATTCGTGTTTGGGAATACGGGAAAGACAGGCGATTCCGTTCTTACTTGTGGGGACAAAGTATCAGTAAAACAGATACTACCGGAGGGAAACCGAAAAAACCTACAGGTTACCAGTGGAAATCCGGGAAATATGCAGGCATGTACCAGATGCAGACATCTACAGGAAGAGCTAAACGGTCGAGTTACATTACTTTTCGGGTCGTGTCATACAGAAGTGATCCGACATCATGGATTGTACCGGCCAGACCAGCAATACCTATAAGACAGGCAACAGTTGATTTGGTACGACCTATTGCACAGAATATGATCAGGCAAGCAATAGAGAAGGATATAGCATGAGTGATACAGGCGAAAACTACTTATTTTCAGATGCTCATATACGGCAGAGTGCTTCTGCAAAACCGGTAATCATTTTAAGTCAGTTTGATATTGAGACTGAGGTTATTAAAATCGTTCAAAAGTTTTTTCAGGAACTGGAATTTGACAGTATTTATGCAAACTTTGGAAATATAAATTTAAGTACAGATCACCCGTTTGCTCTTCTTTTATTTGCTGAGAATGTAGGGGAAGACGTGAAACCAGCTACTTTATTTCCTTCTGTTACAGTGTGTGACAGTGCGGATTCAGAAGACAGGGAAGAGCTGGGTGGTACTTATGCTGAATTTGTTTTTGATTATGATGATCTTAAGGAAATAGAAAATAAAGTATCCACAGATTTAATCAGTATATCTGAGAGTAGTCTGGCTCGGTTAAAACAGCATTTTCAAACAAACAGTTCAGCGGTAGCCTACAAGCGAAAGATCAATATAAGAACGACTGTTGATTTTAATGTATGGACTCAGAATAAATTGGTAACAAATTTTATTTATGATTCTTTGAAGCAGTGTATTCGATTATATAATAATGAATTTAAACAGGCAGGAATGGACATTCATGCAGGAGGTATGACTGGCAGGAAGTCCGGGGATTATAATGTAGACTTTGGTATTTTATTATATGGTGCAAATATTTCTGTGCCGGTAGATTATTATATCAGCAGTCTCTATATAGATGTAAATTTGGGCGAGATCAATGATATCGTGGTTGATCCTACTTATCACCATACCGGGGAGGATGTATAAATGGCTGAAGAAGCTAAAAAAGAAGAAACAAAGAAACCGGCAAAAAAGAAAAAAGATGATTCCATGCTGGTAAGCACGTACTTGACCCAAAAAGGGATCAAGGAAAAATATCTCGTAGCAAGTCTTCGATTTCAGTATCGTGGTATAATAAAAACAAAGAGTGAATGGGACAACGAATTGAAAGACAGGATTAAAACAAACTAAATAGGAGCTTAAAAATGAGTATAAGCAGTCGTACTTTTCAATCAGCCGGTAAGCTCTCACAGCATTATATTCCGGGTGCATATTCCCGAATAGACTCTGTGAAGGGTACTGGCGGTCTGGTATCGGCAAATAATTTAGTTATTATGGGGAAGAGTACGGGTGGTAAACCGACTGAGCTTCTTCAGTTTAACAAATTAACCGATGCTGTAGCGGTGTTAAAAGGCGGTGATCTGATGGAAGCCATGAGATTGGCTTTTAATCCGGGTGCCGGTTTAATACCCACAAGAATTTATGCAATGCGTGTAAATTCCGCAGTGCAGTCAAGTTATGATCTGGTAGATGGCAGCTCGAATGACATGATTCTTCTGGAATCGAGGGATTATGGTCTTCAGCAGAACCAGATAACTCTTTTGATGGTCGCTGGTACAACTCAAGGTAAAAAGATTACCATAGGGTTTAAAACCAATGAAGAGGAATTTGATGACGTGTATCGGTCATCTTTAACCATCACACATGCCACAGATACAGTGACAATCGTGAATAACAGCACCACACAGACACTTACTCTGGTGTCAGCAGCTGTTACCATTGATCTGAATACATATCCTACTATTGGAGAATTGGCTGCATATATCAATGCGCAGTCTGGCTTTACTGCTGTAGTTACAGCTGGGGAAGAAGATGCCAGTTCTCTGGAATTGGATGCAGTAACCGGACAATCCTTAACTGGTGGTTATGTCTGTCAGTCTACCTTTCAGGCTATTATTGACACGATAAATGCAGGATCGGTTTATGTAGAGGCTTCAGCAAACAATGGAGTGAATGACAGAGTAATTCCTGTCAATGTTGCTTCTCTTGCTTATTTTACAGGTGGTTCAGAGGGTTCTTATACTTCGACTGAGTGGACAAATGCTTTGAGTGCGTTGGAAGCTGAAGATATTCAGCTGATTGCTACTCCTGACACTACAGAAGCCAATCACGCTCTAATAAAAGCTCATTGTGAATCGATGAGTTCTGTGACAGGACGTAAGGAAAGGCAGTTTCTTGTGGGCGGTGACTGGGGAGATACAGAAACAGCTGCGATTACAAATGCCAAAGCATTGAATTCCAAGTATGGATTATATGTGTTTAATGGTGGTACTCAATACAATGTGAACGGTGTTTTGACAAACTATAATTCCGGGTTTGCAGGATGTATGCTTGCCGGTATGAAGTCAGCACTGGCAATAAACGCACCGCTCACATTTAAGACGCTAAACTTCATTTCTCTGGAAGCGAAACTGAAAGACAGCTCTTTGGAAAATCTCATTAAAGATGGGGTGGCCCCGATTGCTTATAATAGCAATGAAATTGCTCACTGTGTAAGGCAGGTGAATACTTACCAAACAGATGATCTGAAATGGAATGAATTCTCTATGGTTACGATTATGAATTTTGTTTCCCGTGACCTCAGGAACTTTCTGGAAAGCAGATATGTTGGTAAGGCTTCCACGACATTTTCGTTGTCTGCCCTCAGAGCGCAGATCGCCGGTAGACTTAATCTCTATGTAGATTTAGGTCTGTTTATTTCCGATGGCGAACAGGCGTGGTGGGGTCTGAATTTATCAATAAACGGTGATACCGTGACGGTTGATTATGATGCGTACATTACAGCACCGATAAACTTCATTTTCATAACCAACCACTTCCACGAAGTATCAGCGACAGCAGCTTAAGGAGGAAACAAATGGCTGATAAATTGATAGCAGGTGGCGCATGGGTAAAAATTCTTGCCGATGGACAACCTATTGGTCTGGCTACCGGTGTTTCCTATGATGAGGACTGGGCGGTAAACCCGGCAAACGTAATTGGTTTTTTAGGGCCGATAGATTATGATTCACAGGGTTATTCCTGTAGTATCAGTATGCAGGCGTTCATCCCTGAAAAAATTGCGCAGAACCCCGGAGGCAGGACATTACCGGATGGCAGTATCACTACCATCTCTGATTTAATTCCTACCAGAACCGAAATCCAAAATCAGGGTGGAAAACCGAGACAGCTGGATGATTTATCTCTGGTAAATGTATCCAATGGTGAAGTACTGGCTTCATTCAGAAATGTAATGATTGCCAGCAATGGTGTGCAAGTTACACCGAACAGTTACGTGACATCGAATGTCAGGATGCTTGCAGTCGAAAGGTACGTAGCGTAAATAGCAGATGTATTTTCAGAAAGGGGTGGGATAAGTCTGCCCCTTTCTTATAAAAGGGAGAGATTATAATGGAAAAAAAGACAGCAGAACACAGAATTGGTAAACAGGTACTCACAGAGGACGATCTGAAAATAGAGGTGCCCTATAAAGATGAACTTTTTGTAATGAAGTACCCTACACCGTGGGAAAAAGCACAGATTGAAAGAGTAATTGCCGGTCATCTTAATGGGATGCCGAGAGCTTCATTTCCCGAAGGTGAACTTTTTCGTATACAGGCCATGTGCTATGTAGATGGCTTGATGATCCCGGACTTATGCCCTGACTGGTTTGTTAATCCATGGCAGTGCTACGATGAACAGCTTGTCTTGGAACTTTTCTCAGGGTACTTATCCTTTCGTGACGAATTTGTCAAAAACGTTAACAACGGACGTTATCGAAAAGGAAGTACAGGATAGTTTTGATTTAAAATTAGATGTCTGGATTTGTGAGCATTTTAAGGTATTGCCTACAGAACAGAGATTTAAGGATTTATCAGGTAGACAGAAACTGATTTTGTGGTTTGGTTGCTTATATACACCGAGTAGGGAAGTGATGCAAAGAAGTTTCTTACTTTCAAAAAAGAATGAAGAGAGGTTTGGTGTTGATGAGGTAACAGCTGATGCTCTTAAACAGAGTGGTTACAGCAAAGAACAAATAGAGGCCATACAAGATCAGCTGAAAAAGTTTACAGAGAAAGGTGAGTAAATGTCTGATATTATGAGTCGTATAAAATTACAGGTAGAGGGAGCTGATCAATCTGTACGGGAAATTCAGAAACTTAAAGGTGCTTATGACGAGGTTTCTGATTCTGCAAAAGGCATATCAGGTGGTGTTTCTGCCGATCCGTTTGAAAAAGCGGTGTCTTCTGCCCCTGCTGGCGGTGCCGGTACTGCCGGTCGCTCAGAACATAATGATTTAATGGACAGGGCCAATGATCGATTGGCCTCTCACTATAATACAGCTGGGGCCATGGGTTCACAGGTACCCGGTGCAATAAATACAGCTTCCAGTGCAATATCTCAGATAGGTTCCGGGCAAGGTGCCAGTGGAGCCGGTTCTGCCATGGGGGGTTTGGCCCGTATGATCGGAGCCGGTACTACAGGTGGTTTGATTGCCATGGCAGGGTCAGCTGTACTGGGCGGTATTGGTGCGTTATCCGGGGAAGAAAAAGAACTGGTACAGCAGTTACACGGGACAGGATTATCTACCCGATTAGATGCTGGCTATTCTAATATGCGTAATTCTATGATAGGTTTCGGGCAAGCCGGGGTAGCTTCTCAGAGACTGTCTACTTTGATGCAGTCGCTGGCTTCTTCAGGGGGACAGTTTACAGCTGGTACATGGAATACAGTAAAGGAAGCTACTCAGTATATGGAATATTTGGGGCTTCCTCCTGAAACAATAGGACAGTTTCTCGGTACTCAGCAGCAGGCAGGTTATACTGGTACCGTAAACAAGCAGATATATGCTACTGCATATCAGACATTCGGTCGTGGTATGGCTGATTCTTATATGAGTGAGCTTACCAGAATGCAGAACCAGTCGTTATCATTGACACAGAAAAGAGGTGTCGGAGCCGAACAGGATATTCTATTATCTAATGCAAATTTACTAGGTACACTGGCTACCGGTGGTGGTATGTCTGCGCAGGGTGCTGTTGCTGTTATGCAACAGGCTGAAAGTGCAGGCCGGGCCTCTGCTACATTAAGCAGACCTGAAGATGTTGTGGCTTATCAGGCCATGAAAAAATTATATCCGAATAAATCCATGACAGAATTGATGATGTATATGGAGTCTCACCCGATAGAGGTATCCAATGCTGTTGCCGGTTATATCAGCGATACTTCAGGAAATGCGGATGTAGCCCGGCTACGTATGAAGCAATATTTGGGTGGCAATGTCAGTCAGGCTGATGCTTATATGAAAGCTAATGCGCAGATGGAAAGAGAGGGTGTTGTTCCGGGGTCAGCACGGGCCACTGAAATTCTCGCAGAAGCAGGGGCGGTCGCTCAGGAAGGTATGCAGGCTACAGCGATTGATCAGTCTAAACTTTTCGAGGGATTACAGAAAGCAGCTTATGATATTTCACAGATGTTTATAAAATTGTTTAAGGGTGATGAAGTCACTATAGAGGGTCTTGAATTTGGAATGACCCCGAAACAGTTTGAAGAACAGCAGTTCTGGAATGAAAAATATATTGATCAGTTCAGAAACCCTGAAAGAATAACCGCAAGTGAATTGTGGATAGATAAAATGATCACAAGTGCCAGGGTATCTGAGTCAGGCAAACAAGAAATTACAGATATCTGGGCTAAAGTTCTTCCGCAGCTACCTTCTGGTGCTTCACTTACTGACTTTGCTGATTCTAATTATGAGTTTAATGCAGGCGCACCGGGGACTATAAACAATCTACCTGGATTGTACCAAGCTATTTATACAAACTTGTCTGACTGGGAAAGTAATTCGCAGGAGAGATTTAACGAGATTGTAAAAGAGAAATTTGCACCGTACATCGATCTTAAAACCAGAGGAAATCTTGATGCTTCTTATGATATCATACAGTTAATAGATAAGAAGTTCGGCGGTGAAATGGATTTAGCGACTGAGAAGGAAATGTTTTTAGTTCTGATGAGGTTATTAGTAGACTCTTTTGATCAGCTGAAAGGCGAGATGGAAAAAAGTAACCAGATACTTTTTATGGATGAAGAACCTCAGTTTCAGTCATTTAAGTAGGGGATCATGAATATAAAAGAAAGCGGAGTAATAGAAGACAGAACCCCGAAGATTACAGTCGAGATAGATACATGGAACTGGGACACCGGCAAAAAGGTACGTGTTTACGATATAACCAAACAGGTTATTCGCTACCAATTTCAGAAAACTATTAAGTCTACAGGCGGTTCCTGTACGGTAGTCATAACTCCGATAGTGGAGAGTGATAATGCCATGAACCTGTTTAATACTATGGATGTGGTGAGGATTAAAGAATATGATATCACCAAATTTATAGGTATTATACAGACTATAAATTACACTGCCACGGCAAGTAATGACGGCAAGGTAACCACTGGTATTAATATAGGGGCCATCGGCATTAGCAGTATTTTATCATCAGCATCTATCGGTTTACAGATGGGTGCTTTGCTGGATGAATTTGATGCTCTGGTGACTGCGATAAATGAATTACAGGTAAACTTAGGAAAAATTCTTGACGGTTTAAATACGCCCACTTATGCAGATATTGTGAAGGTTCTCTTTGAGAACTTTTTTGGTGTAGTGGACAAACTGGGAGTTACCGGGTATCGAAATTTTATAAACACATATTTTGATTTGACCACTGCTTTAGAGTCAGTGTATTCACCTACTCTGCCGAGGACATACACACCTTATTCCGGGACTGATGAAAATATAAACTTGTGGGATATTCTTTCACAATTTATAGAAGCACCACTCATGGAAATGTGGTGTGATTGTGGCAAGCGTTCTGTAAATATTAATGGTAAGAATATTACGCTGGCAGATGGAAAAATGTACCTTATTCTTCGATCTACTCCCTATAACGATACTGCATATGGAGACAAATCAACCACAGCTTTTGATGATTTACCAGAGTATAAAATACCGGCGAGCGTAGGCACACAGCTGAGTATTGGCAGGAGTGCTTCAGAGGCGTATTCTACGTTTACAGCTATTCCTTCAGCTTTTGACTTAGGGAGTACACTGCGGAATTTAGTTGGCTCTGCGAAATATTCTGAAAAGAACTTGAATAAATATTTGTACAAACCTATAAATCTTACTCTTTATTTTCTGAGAAAAGAAAGTCTGGATGACAATTCTGAAAGGATTAACACATCAGAAATAAATGGTACTGTAGAGGACATTTCTACTACTTTGAAAAATTGGTTTGAGGATAATGATTTTTATTTAAACGGTTCACATAAAATAATAGTTACCGAGGATCATGATTATTTTATTGGTACCAGAGTTTTGTTAGAAATTACGAATGGTTATTTCTATTGTGAGTCTGTAAATCACAGTTTTACATATGGGGGGCAGATAACCTCTGATTTATTATTAACCAGAGGTGTGGGAAAATCCAATGAAAATAAAAGACTGCGGTTACGTGGACGGCTGTTTGAGTCTGGGAGTGAGTAAATGAAAAAACGGCATGTAGGTTTTCAGACGGTACCACAAAATAGCATGAAGAACCTGAACAAGAAGCGGATAGTCAGAGAGATGGTTCTGGCTACTGTGAAAAAGGTTCATCCCGATAGATACACTTGTGATGTTACTACCGAAAACGGCAGTGTAATGAAAAACGTTCCGGTCATGGCTGAGTGTGGTTTAATTGGTGATACTCAGGAGATATACGGAACTTTTGATATGCCAGAAGTAGAATCTTCTGTAATAATTATATTTGTTGGAGGCACTGCCGATAAACCCTTAATTATTAACGCTTCCTTTTTTCCTTATTTGTACGATGCATACGGTAAAAGTCAGACAGCAGTAAATTCTTCCAGTAAAGCAGAGACAAAAAAACTTTTGGAAGAGGGAAAAGAACGTTATTACCGTAAGATTTTCAAGAGTGGTACGACCGTGGAGGTCACGGATGATGGTACAATTAAAGTAGAGGTACCGAGTGGTTCCATTGTTACTGTGGATGAGAGTAGTGACCTTATATCTATAAAGCATAATAACGGGTCTGAAATACTCGTTGATGTCAATATGTCTGTTAAGCATAATAATGGTTCCGAGATCGTCATAAACGGTTCTGAGCTGTCTGTTACACATAATAATGGGTCTAAAGTTACGATTGATGGTATCGGGATATCAGTGAAACATACCAGTGGGCCTGAGGTATATGTGGATGTTACTGGTATTACCTTGAAATCAGGGGACGCTACTATATGGCAACCGAACACATTACCCGCATGTTTGTTTTCAGGTGCGCCTCATGGTGGTGTTTCTGGTGGTATTTCGAAACTAAAGGGCGGTTGATTTGGGAACTGATGTTTTAGGTATAAACATTCTTAATGCTATAGACGCTCTCTCGTCTCCGAATAAATTAGTTCGTGCTGAGTTGATGAAAGCTCTGGGTAATGCTATAGAGGATTATTATTATCCATTACTTCCAGTTAGTATAACAGGACACGTAATAGATTATCCCGGAAGTTCAGCCCCGACTGGGTATTTAAAATGTGATGGATCATCGGTAAGCAGAACAACATATGCTACATTATTTTCTGTGATAGGGACTACTTTTGGTTCCGGGGACGGCTCTACTACATTTAATCTGCCGAATTTAACTGTTCCTTTATCAAGGTTATCACATGTCAGGGTAGAAAAAAATGCAGCACAAACAGTGGCTAATACTGCGGAAAAACTTATATATGGTTCTACTATTTATGATGTATACAGCGAATGGGATTCTACAAATAATCGCTTTGTGGCATCTCAAGATGGATATTATATGTTTACATCCATGGTACAGAGTCAAAATTATTCAGAAACTACCGGCGATTATATGCACATGGAAATATATATAAATGGAACAAAAGCAGTTCGTATGAACAAGCATGCTGTTCAATATGGGGGTACTCGTTACTGGGCATTTATCGGGGCGACTCCCTTATTTATGAATAAGGATGACTATGCAGAAAATTGGTGGTTCGGCACAGGTTTGGGTGCGATGAATATTAGTGCTACTGGGGAGCATAATTATTTTACGATTGATCAGCAGGTGTCCGCAGATCCTAATTTGACACGTATAATTAAAACATAAGAGGGGAAGATGAACGTTTTAGAAAAGAGTTGGCTTTTTGAAGTCGTAGATAGAAAGACAAACTTGATACAGGAATCTTTTACTCTGGTACTCCCTCCGAAAGCTGTTACTGTAAAGGAAGGGCAACGTGTCAGTATCACAAAGACTTTTGGTGAACCACACATAGACGATTATGGGGCTGATAATATCCAGTTGACTATAAAAGCAGAGTCTGGTACAGCGAATAAATTACCGACATTTAAGACTTCAGGGGTGTCCGGGGCTACTTCTTCGTTTGCTGCCAGTTCACAGACATATACAGGTCGGGAGGCTTTTCAGGAATTTAGAGACAATATAATGCGGTATCGTACAAAGCATAAAAATAAATATGACAGATATGATTTGCACGTATACGATTTTGAGGATGAGTCTGCTTATGTTTGTTCTCTACTTGATTTTTCTCTGGAAAGGGTTGCCAGTACTCCATTAAGGTATCCTTTTACCATTTCTCTTTTTGTAAAGAAATTGATGAATGCTGCGTTGCGATGGAATGCTGCTGACAAAATATTAGGACAAAAATATGGTATTGATGATGCCATCAAAGCGATAAACACAGCAATAGAAGCAGTGGACAACGTAGGTAGTTTATTGGACAAAATATCTGTGGAAGCAGTTTTTAACGCTGACAATCCTGTACTGAGGGCCTTAAACGCTCTGTCCAGTTTGAATGCTGCCGGTCAGCGATTTATCGGGAAAACAAAACAGCTTGGATTACAGCTTGATTTAATAAAATCACGAGCGCAGAGTTATGTAGACGATGTGCAGGGAATTGTACAGTTTCCTGCCGATCTCATTAAGTCAGCAGCTGATCTGGCTTTTGAGATTGCTGTGATTCCATCAGAAATAGTTGACTCAGCCGTGAACTCTTTTAACGATACGGTAGAGGCTTATGCAGAGATTGTGGATCATTTTAAAAGGATAGGTAATTCTATCAGCAGGGCGTATATAGCATCGTTCAATATCGACTCAAAGAAGACAGAGGCTTCCGTGTATCCTACTGATGACGGAGACCCGGCACCACCTACTGAATCTCAGTTGCTGGGGAATTCTACTTTACTTGCTGGTACTTCTGATCTTGCTTTTTTAACAGATACAGAAACCAGTGAAATTGTTAAGTATAACAGTGAAACTACTGTCATTGTCCGGGAGGGTATGACATTAGAGAATATTGCGAATGATGTCGGTTTGGATGACTGGGTAGCCATGGCTTCACATATGGGTATTACAAACAATGACTTATATCCCGGAATGGAGCTTACAGTTCCTATCATAATTCCTGAATCTTCTATCGCTCAGAATGAATCTTTCATTTTAAGTGAGGGAGGCATAGAAGTTTACGGTAGGGATTTACAGGTTGATGATGACGGTGATCTGGTGGTACTGGAAAGTGGTTTATTAGGAACCATAGAAGGTGTTGAGAATGTAAAACTGGCAATAGATCGCAGATTAAAAACAGGAATAGGTAGCCTTGTCAAAAATACCGCTTATGGATTGTCGATTACAGTCGGTAATGCTGGTACAGTTATGGCTATTAAATATTTGAAAATGGCTGTGGAATCTACCATTTTGGCTGATCCACGAATTTCTTCTGTATCAAACATCGATGTGTATACTGAAGGGGACACTTTTAAAGTGAGCTGTACCTTGCAGTTGACTGCGTTGGTTACTACAGAATATGTAGGGAGTTTAATCTAATGGCTTTCGGAATAAAGAGTTTTAATACAATCGTAAGTGACATGGTCGCTTATATTACGCTTCATTCTTCCAAGATAACTGATTTCAGTCCGGGGAGTATTATGCGGTCAATGCTGGAAGGTGTTGGTATTGCTCTGGAAGATTTTTATTTTGCTACATATGTAGGGTTTAAAAATTATCTTCAGAACATACAAAAATATGTCTTTGATTTTCCACGAAAGGAGGGGCAGAAAGCTACTGTAAATGTGGTTTTCAGCAGGACAGATACATCTTCGAGCGCAACGATCCCGGCAGGTACTGAGGTGCAGACAGCTACGGGCTTGAAATTTTATACTACAACTCTGGTAACCATTAATGTAGGGGTTACTGATTCTGTGGCTACTGAAGTGGAAGCGGAGATTGTCGGTAAGGATTATAATGTAGGTGCTGGGACTATTAATTTGATTTCTTCAGCAGTGCCTCATGTGGACACGGTTACTAATGCAGCTTCAGCAGCAGGCGGTATCGATCAGGAAAGTGATATCTCGTACAAGGCTCGGTTCCAGCTGTATATTGAAGGATTGGGCCGATGTAATGTTGCCGGTTTACGAGCAGCTGCATTAGGTGTTGAGGGTGTAACTTCAGCTTATGTGGAAGAGCATTTTCCTCCGATCAGTGATGTGAATGCTACAATGTACATTGACGATGGTTCAGCTGGCGGTGCCAGTGCTGCGTTGGTTCAGGAAATTCAGGATTTAATAGATGGGGACGGGACAGAAGACAATCCCGGATACAGAGCTGCCGGGGTACAGATAATAGTTGTGGCCCCTACAGTAATTCTACAGAATGTCACGGCTACTATCGAATTGCTTACTGATATCGATCCAGCGAATGTAGACACTCAGATTAAAGAAGCCATCACTTTTTATATGGCCTCTCTGGGAGTGGATCAGGAAATTGTCAGGGAAGAAATAGATTATGCTATAATGAATGTACACGGTGTTTATAATTGCGAGGTCACAATACCAGCAACAGATGTGGCTATCGGTGCTAATCAGGTAGGGCGTGTGGGTACCTTCAGTTTTACTTATATTGAGGTGTAAACAGTGAATGCTATTGATCTGTGTAATAAATCAGTAAACAAAAAAGCAGTTAACATTTACGGTGAGAACTATGAAGCAGTTGTCGGGCAGGTAGAATTTACTCCTGAGCTGGTAATAGATGAATCGAAAGATTATAACTGCGGTGCTTTTTGTAATGAGCTGGAATATGCCCGACTGGTCGCTACTTCCTACACAGAATCTATATCTATTGACGGAGCAGAGAACGGTGAGCTTGATTTGCTCGTAGACTCTTTTGTTAAACTGGAAAGGTTGATTTTGTACGAGAATGATGATGATTACCGGAACCGGTTTAAAGCTCTGGTTGTACAGAACAATATACCAGCATGGACAACACGTACTGCTATTATGAACGCTCTGGGCTACTTTTTGCCGATAGAAAATATCTTTATCTGGGAGCCTTTCGATACACATGATTATTATTTTGAAGTACGGCTGAAGGGCTTGGAAGTTTTTGACGCTGATACTGCTTTTGTGGATCAGAATTATTTTGATAATTGTTTCATAGGCGGTGCCGGGGTTGGTAAAGCTAAAATATTTGCTGATGATATTTTACCACGGATCAGAGCTGCTGGTATCCAGCATAATGTTGTGATTGTGGATAATTCATCTGAAACTATTTTCTCAGATGCATTCTTGTTGTCTACAAGAATACCTATATTGTCTGATGCAAATATTTTATGTATCAGCACAGACACAATCCTGTCAGACGCTGTGGTAATCGCTCTGGGAACAGATACTATTACATCGGATGCAACGATAACATAAGGATTTTATATGAAGTTTAACGAGGGAAAAGGGTTATATACATTAAATGTTCTGACAGATGAACAGGTGACCAAGAAGGACTTGGACGGCTTTGTGGTGTCAAAGTATAAAAATGCCAACTTTCACCTCACAGCGATAGCACAGCGAGGGCTCGTGGCGAATTACAGGCAGGAGAGGATTACCGGGGTATGCTTCACCGGGGTACATTGTGTACCGTACATATCCGGGCTTACTATTACCATATCTGCCGGGTGTGTAATGAGCTTTCTGGGTAGATATGTGACAAGCGATTACTGGGGATATTTGAACGCACCCGGTGAGAGCTTTTTCGTTATTCTTACCGACACGACTGCTTCTTTTGCTACTGCTGATCTTACATCTGACAGATATGATACCGTACAGGTTCGTCCGGTAATCACTTCTTCAATAGCTAAAGAGCGTGACTTTTTAAATCCGTTCGATCTGTCTATCTCTCCGACAACAATCGACACAAAAAGAAGCGTTACTTTCGAGGTGAGTGTAATTACAGGTACGCCGGGTGCAGGTGTGGCTCCGGCTACAGTAGAGGGGTATATCAAGATCGCTGAGGTTAAGATACCAGCGAATGCTACCGGTTTGACGGCTACTGAAGTGTTCGGAATACGTGATTGTAACTTGTGGACTACAGAAGAAAACAGCATGCACTATCTGAATGATTTTCTTTTGAATGAACACTCAAAAAGTTCATATCAGGCCAGATATAATCAACAGAGATTTTTGACTATACCGAGTGCTTCAGCACCTACAGGTATGGATATTCGTGCAGGTGTTCCACGGAAAAACATAGCATATTCCAAGCAGCTGGGAATTTATTTATTTCCTTATGTCAGTACAGTTTCTAATCAGGGAATTCTTAAATCACCGAATATGCTGTATTGGAGAACAGATCACACGAATACACCTACTCCGGGGTCTGATACTTACGGCACGGTATTCTGGGATGATAGCCTTGAATTATTTATAGCTGCTGGTATTAATGGTACCACAGGATATATACATACTTCTCCGGGAGGGACTATATGGACACAGAGATTGTCAATTACAGTAGACTCTGGGTCTACTCCGAGCGAGATTATCCGGGTACATAAAGAGGGTGTTGTAGCCTGTGGCTTTGTTGTGAGTGGAGGCGTTAATCTGTACTCATCTATTAACGGAACTTCGTGGAGTCTGGAAGCCTCTGCAATTGTTAACTCAGACGGACATTGCAGGCTGATAAGTAATGAAAGAACAGGGACAGTAATATGCCTTGGCCGAAAAAGCACAGGTGGTGATTATCTGGCCATTTGTTATACCACTATTGATGCATGGCAGAATATATCAAGTAATTTGCCGTTGTATTCAGTGTTTAGTGGATCGGCTACTTACGTGAGATACTGTGATATTGCTTACAATAAATATCTGGATTTGTATGTGATTGCTGGATATTATGATGTAGGTGGTAATGTTTATCCGTGTATGATTTATTCACATGATGGTGAATTCTGGGGAATTTCTAATATGGAGAATTCACCTTCTGCGTTTACTTCATTAGAAATGATTGTGGTATCTATTGACGGAGGTTTTGTCTGTTATTCTATATCCAATTTAACTGTCATGGGCGGTATTTGGAAATCAGCTACAGGTATTGACTGGGAAAATGTGGACGATGAAATGACCACAAGGCTGGAAGGAATAAAAGACTCTACATATACTTTTGGAGTTGATGATATTTTAATCTGTGAATGCAATCACAATGAAGTAACCGGGGTGTTTATGATTGACTCTGGTACAATGCAGGAAGCATGGTTTATATAGAGGTGGTGTATGAGATTAAATGACGGCAGAGGTTTGATGAGTCACAGATACAATACTGATGAAATTGTGTCTGTAGAAGATTTTAAAAACATGTCGATAGTGGAACAGAGAAACCTGACTAATTTTTTGGCATTGTATGTCATGAACACTTTTTCTACTGAAGAGCTTATAACCAATGATCTTTTTAATGTTTGTCTGGGAGGTGTTACTATACAGCAGACAGACTGGGATAATAGTTTAGGAATGACTATAAATATATTACCGGGTGTCATTTTGTCTTTTAATGGGTATTTGAACAGTGCAGACTGGTCGTTGGTTCCCGGAGATGGTGAAGTGACTGCTGTATGTGTACCTGATGATATGGAACTTGTATGTTCTCCCATGGCTCTGAATTACAGGGGTAATGTAGAAATACGATGTATCAGGGATACGCTTGAAGAGAGTAATCGCAAATTTAGAAATCCTTCCACTCTGGCTGTTACTGAGTCTGATATAGATACTCGTGCACATTTCACGATACAAGCACAGTTTGTGGCTGGTACTTCTATTACAGCCCCAGCGGTAACAGCAGGATGGATAAAAATTGCAGAGGTAGAAACTAATTCCGGTGATCAGGCCGTTATGTCTCTGTATGAAATAGATCAATGGACAAGTGGAGCAGACACCGTTAAGCATATAAACTCAGTGGAGCGTAATGCTTTAACTGAACATCTTCCTATGTTCAAGGCCGGGGTACAAGGCGCAGAGTCTACACAGTTTGTGCATGCTACTTATGATAGAGTACAGGGAAAAGCGTTGTGGTCGGCTGAAAAAGACAGTTACTATTTAGCCTCAGAATTGGACGGAACTTCATCTTATTGGAGCTTTGGATATTCTCAGAATGGCAAGGACTGGACTTTTAACGATATTTCAGGTGATCTTGCTACTGTATATGACTTGGCCTACAGTCCTGTCTTAGACAGATTTGTTGTTGCTGGTTTGAATGCTTCTGGGGGTATTGTCTTCTTTTATTCAGATGTAGGTAGTGTGACTACTTTTACTTTTGTAGCTACAGCATATACTTCCAATGCGCACATAAAAAATATTATATGGAGTGAAAAATTACAGCAATTTGTAGCGGTCGGGGGTGAAACAACTATTGGCACTTCTTTCTGTTTTATATCGTCTGACGGAATTTCATGGTCAGTAAATAATATATCTGCAATACAAAGATATGTGTCACAGATTACATATTCAGAAGCGTTTGGTTATTTTTGTGTTTTAGTTGGACACACGTCTAATGTTTACAGTTATACTTCTGAGGACTGTGTGACATGGACAGTAGGAACTAAAATAAATGCGACGACAGCGACAGCGCATGATATAGATGATCCAAACGGCATTATACTGATGTATAATGAGTCACTGAATTTATGGGTTGCTGTTCTTAAAAGCAATGTTACTGTAGATTATCTTGAGTCCAGTTATTCCCGTGATGGAGTAAATTGGAGCGGTGGTGTTTATGTCTGTCCTTTCGGAGCAATTGGTGATTATTATGAAAGCGGTGCCTTGCATATACACGGATCAGAGTCTTTAGACTCCATAGGTGTCTTCATGATTGCCGGGTGGGAGGGAATTTCCTATTACACTAAAGACGGTGTGTCGTGGTATTCTTTAAGATCATCGATAATGAAATCAAGGTCATTAGATGGTCGTATAGGTTATGTCGCTGGGGCAGGGCAGGACAACAGGATATATTCTCTGGTATGGAATTCATTACGTGCTGAGTTATTGGTTGTGAAAAAGCAGTCATTTTTTAATGGCGGTACTCCAAGCCCTCAGGTTATCGTGGAGGTTTGTTAATTATGGTTTTCGCAGACAGTGGGAAAATAAGTTCACCATTATGGTACATCAATGAAAAATTTATGTCTGAAGACATAGCGCAAATGACTCTGTTTGAATACGTAAATATGTGTAATATCCTGTCAGTGGCTTCTTTGGGATGCTATGGAGCTATTCGTCCCAAAGATGCAGAGCTTCCGGCAATATGCATGGGCGGTCTTGGTATAGAACACTATACCAGTATGACCCTTGTAGTACACACGGGATCAGTGGTCAGTTTTACCGGGTCATATGTTTATAACGAATTGTGGCAATGGCATGCTGGGGCCGGGGAATCTTTTTTTGCCAGTGTAGCTAAAGCAGAAAGCCTTACCATTTCGGACGGAGATGCCAGTGATCGTATTGATATTATAGAAATACGTCCTGTAATGACTCCGTTTAAAGTCGATGCTCGTGATTATTACGGAGGAAGCACTGTTTATGATAATGTACTCACAGAGTTTGGTGTGGAAATACAGGTAGTTGAAGGTACGCCGGGTACAGGAGCAGCCCCGTCCTCTACTGCTGGCTGGATAAAAATTGCTGAGGTGTACGTTCCTGCTTCAGCAACCAGTATTACATCTGATGAGGTATTGGGAATAGGTGACTCTGATTTATGGACAACAGACACCAGACGAGTCAGGAACTTTACTAATATATTACAGAAAGACTCAGCACAAATATTAAACAAAAAAAATATTCGTGGAAAGTTAAATTCTTTGATGATTAATCAGACCGATGATGATTGTACTGTGAATACGTCAATATTTTATTTATCGGGAACCGGAGTACAGAATGGTCCTATTGAAGTAGTGGAGCGTGGAGAGGGTGATGACGGGTATGCTAATCAGCATTATGCACAAGCTATACTTAATGATTCTGTTTTACCCTCTACTGCTTATAAAGAAGTTGCTTTTTATTCGTTCTGGTTTTACCCTAACAGCAATAGATATCAATGGGCTACTGCCACCCTTATTGTCACATACACAGGATCAACACGAATACCGAATACAAGGTATACATACTTTCTGTCTAATCGTGATAATTTAACATCCGCAGTGGATCGACTGAGAGGGTCTACGAGTGGAGACAGGACAATAGTGGTCGTTCACACGTTTACAAATGCAGGCGGTCTGTTTGACATTTTGTATGATGATGTTCATGACAGGTTGGTTACAGTGGGTGGTTACTCATCTACCAAACATGCTATCGTGTCTGCTGTTTGTTATGATACCGTAAACCTCACTGGTTTTACTTCTCAGGAACAGGCATACCCAAACATTCCTTATGATCAGTTTACTATTTTAAAAGGGGTTACTTTGTGTAGAGTAGACAACAAATTATGGGCGTGTGCTTCGTGTGATACTTCTCCGACACGAGCTTTAATTTTTTCATCTCCTGACGGCCTTAACTGGACTTTTGAAAGCGAGATTTATCACACTACTATTAATATAGAGCCTCACAAAATCCTGTGGAGTATACAGTTTGAAAAGTTCTTTTTAACTGTTTCAGATGACAGCTCGAAAACACTTAAGATATACACATCTCCTGACGGTGTGGCATGGACATTATCATATCAAGGAATTTCTGATACCAATGATTATACCCCGAACAGAATGAAAGAAATTACCGAGCTTGGCGGTGTGTTTATATTGGCCCCGTCTGCTGATTATGGTATGGCATTTATATTTACTCTGGACGGTGTCGAATGGCACAGAGTTGATGATATTATAAAAGTTCCGAATGATACTGTGTCCGCAAGCACTGTTTCTTTAATATCAAATGATTATCCGCAGTACAATGATTTTGCATATATTCCTCTGCGCCATGGTTTTTTCATAGGGGGACAGATGGAAGGGTCTACCCGTACTTTTGCGGTGGCAATGGGAGGATAAATTGACTAAGAAAGAAAAAGTACAGAGAGGGATTAAATGGATTGTTGCTATAATTATTATAGTAACTGTCGGGATTTTTGCGATAGTTGCTGGTATAAACATCGGAGGGCTTATTAATAAACTTCTGGATCGTAAGAAAGAAAAAAAGGCTTTCCTGTCTGTAGACGGAAAAGTTATTGGTTCTCCGGTGAAAATAATCGGTAGGAAAAATCCATTCAGGGACAAGTCACTGTTAAAAACATCAGACGGTGAATTCATAAAACTTCCCTCAGGAATGGAAGATACTGATGTGGAAAACCTGATAAAAGTTAAAATAGAAATGAAGGATGGTGAGTATGCGGTCACTAAAAAGCACGATACTGTTACTGATATTTTTGATAAGTAGTCATGTAGTTTTTTCGGACGATCTTGAATATCCTACAGATGTCGAGGTTATGAAAATGATAGAGGAACATCCGGATTTGGTCGTTCCTATCGTTCAAAAGTGCTGGGTTCTGGAACATGCCACGCCGATTTTAATACTTCCAGATTTAATTTTTCTGGAAGTCAATGAAAACTTTAGTCAAGTTAATGGTAACTTTAGTCAAGGTAACACTAACTTTACTATAGTTATGTTTGAGGATAAACCGGCAACTTTAAAAATAGGAACTGAAGAGTTTAATTTGTTTTATGATATAGATTTAGATGTAGCTAAGGTTGTCTATACACAGCCTGAAGAAAGTTCTGATGGCATACCGATCTGGGCGGTAGTGGTAATTGGTGCCGGTTGTTTTGGTGTAGGTTTTTTCGTGGGGTACTTAGTATTCCACTGAGAAATTATAGTCTCTTTTATCCCTGCCGTGAGTGATGATCTGCCGTTACTCACGGCTCTTTTTTTGATGCTTGACAAAGATAAATAACTGTAGTAAAGTTACTATAACATTAGTAAAATTAAAGGAAGGGATATGTTTGAAGAGATTTTAGGCAGAGAAAAAACACAAGCATTTATAGGATATTACGGTAGAAAAATATCAAAATGCTTCCCCGTTCTCTACACGTATGAAGACGGGAAACAAGAACTGACATTAGGATTATTGTCAGAGTTTGATCGTGGAGCCTTTAAAGGGCTGAGTGAATTACACATCCAGAATAAAGTACTTTCTGTGATTAAGTGGAAATTCATAGATTTGATCAGGTCTTCCAGAAAAGCTGGTATTCAGAAATATTTAAACGAAAACACTGAAACGATCGATGAGTTTCGGACAAGTTGTGATTATGATCGAAAGGTTTATCAGTATACGGATGATTATGGAGTGACCAGATATCTTAGACGTAGCCAGCTGGATACTGCTTACGTAGAAGTGGCTGGCCGGTTTTTAAATTCCGAGTTGGCTTCTTTGAAAAATGCCGGTAAAATTTTGACGATGATTGCTGAAGGTTATCAACACTCTGAGATCGCAGATGAGCTTGGAGTGACAGCAATGTATGTCAGAAAACTGAGAAATGATCACGTAGTGCCAGCACTGCAAATGGAGTTATAAGATGGCTGTAAGCTATGAGGAAAAGAAAAAATTTATTCTTGAATGTTATAATGAAAAACACATGACCCGGCCTGAGATTTGCGATGCCTTATCCGAACGTTTTGGGCTGAAGATAGGCACGGCATATCAGGCAGTATACCGGGTGCTTCATGGTGAAGAGTTTCAGGTTCCTGCTGGAAAACGTAGAGCAAGGGGTTCTGTTCCGGTAGATAAGCGGACATGGAACAATCGATACAGCAACAGGTCAAGTATTGATGATGATGTGGACTTATCAGCTCTGTCATAGAATAAATTTACTTGACAGGGACTGATACACCATGATAATTTATTCGAGCGTCTAAAAATAATTGTGGGGAAAATATTGGGAAAATACGATTATACAACAGCGGTGTTGCTTGTCATGTGCCAACATGGATATGCTACACCATCAACGATGACTGTCTGGGCGTACTTGCAGCTGCTTGAAGGCAGTCACATAAAAATTGAAGATTTTAAATTACACACAGGGCTATCCAAGAAAGCTGTTAATGCAGCTTTGAAGGTTTTGATTGGTATTTCTGTGGTTAGTCGAGAGCGTGAGAGTGTGACCACGCCGTATGCTTATCGCCTACATCCGCTGAAAGCACCGAAAACCCTGAAGGTTCCTCAGGAGTCGGCACCGTTCTACTACTATACTAACATATTAGAATTTAACGATATTAATATATTAATACCTTGTAATGTTATTAATATTAATAACTTACACAGTATAGGTAGTAAGGGGGTTCCTCAGGAGTCTACAGGTAAACCACGAAGGGTAACTGTGAAAAGTATTCTTGCTGATTCTGACTGGAAAACTATTACTGATCTACTCAGTGAATACTTTCCGAAACATAGTATACGGCCTACTGATTTGGTATACAGGAACCGCTGGAACAGACTGTGTATTTTGCTTTATGATGATAGTTTTAATTTACATACCTATGCCGAATGGTATCGGCAGGAAAAGTTTGATAGGTTGGGTCTACAGTGGGGATTATTTGTAAGTAAATCTATGTGTGAAGAGTTCATAGATGCGGAAGACAGGTTTATTTCTAAGAAAAAACGTATCAGTAGTAAAATGCATACTACGAAAAAATGGGAGGGCAAAGAGGCTGACATTTCGTGGTTGGAAAAATTGGAGGATGTTGATGATTGAGTTGAACGGTCGGCAAATGCGCAGACTGGAAACTATTAAAAAAACACTGGTAGGGTCTTGTGAAAACTGTGGGGGTAACGGTTATCGGGAAGATGGTTCCATGTGTGATTGCATGATTATTTTTCAGTATATTTTAAATCTTGTGAAAGCTAATATTCCAGAAAATTACTGGGAGTTGTCATTAAAAACTTTGAAAGTTAAAGATGCTTATAAAAAGTTTGTCAGGTTTTTCATTAACAAACTGGACAATGCAGTATATCGAAGTTTGGGTGTTATTTTTCTGGGGCCGAATGGTGTAGGTAAAACCAGTATACTTTGTGAAATTGGAAAACGAGCTGTCGTGAGTGGTTATCAAGGGCAGGTGCTTTATCTGACAGTGCAGCAGTTCATGAATGCTCATTACGATAAACAGGAAAGTCGGGAAAATGAGCATTGTTCTCTGGACATGATTAACAATTCGACAATTTTGCTTTTGGATGAGCTGGACAAAGTTTATATCAAAAAAGAATCGGATTATGTTTTACGTACTTTGGAAGATTTTTTTAGAGAGTCTGTTGCCAGAGGCAGAGTCCTTGTCATGGCAACTAATTGGACACTTGAGGATATCGGGGACAATTTTGGGGAATCGTTTGTGTCCTTGATAAATCGTAACTTACGTGTTATGGAATTTTTAGGGAGTGATTACAGTATTCAGCGACAAAGTCAGTGGCTTCAGTTGCTGGAAAACGATGTTGATTTTTATGCAGATGATATTGTGAATATGGCTAATCGTTTGAATGACTTTAAGGATATTGAGGCAGTCAATGAGTAAAGAAAATTTACAAGAAACAATTCAGAATAAAGCTGAAGAAAAATTCAGGAATTATTACATTGAAAATGAGATCGTTGCCTATATTGCTCGGAAGTCACCAAAGCAGGCCATGGCAGTTAATCCTGAGTGGTTTTCCACAGAGGTGTTTGTTCATGTGATTCGAGTGTTGAAGGAAAAGCGGACGTATATGTCTCAGGATTTGCTTACACTTGAAATCAAAGATTTAGGGATTACTGGGGATGAGTTTGAGGTTTTAAGTGAAACTTTGGATGATGTATACAATCTTGATCTGGAAAAATATACGGATCAGACGTTCAAGGAATTGGTTACACAGCTGGTAAATATGTATGATTCTCGGAGAGTTTTTACAGCAATGGCTGGTGTAGTCACGAAGATGAATTCATTCAGCTTGGAACGTGACCGGAAAAGTTTGGCAGAAGCGATTATTCCTACTGTCCTCAGAGACGAAAAGCATGGTGGTTTTTATGTGGATGATTACGAGGAACGTGTCGAGATTATACAAGAACGGGCCAGACAACGAGTTGAGAATGATGTTGATCACATAGGAATTCCTTCTGGTATTAAACAATTTGATGCTGCTATTGGTGGGGTTATGTCTGGTGAGTTTATGGTGATTGGAGGTCGTACAGGTATAGGTAAGACGGCAGCCTTGATACATCATGCGATTACTTCATGGAAATTTAAAAACAATACCTTGCTTGTTTCCGGGGAAATGACGAAGCATGCAATGGAATTCAGGATTGATTCAAATGTGACAGCAATTCCATCTACCCTTTTCAGATTATCAGAACTTGAACAAAACGATTATGCTCTTTGGGAAAATACTATGAGTAATTTACGTGATATGCATAATGATAGTTTTTTGTATGTACGTAGTTATCCGAAAGGGTTTTCAGCTGAAGACATTGAGCGTGATATTCACTGGTTACAGGATGAGACTGGGGAAAAGGTTGATACGTTGTGTATGGATTATCTTAATATTATGAGACCGAGACGGGGCAGGGGCAAGACGCAGGAATGGTCTTCACAGGCTGAGGCTGTTTGGGATTTTAAGGAGTTGATTCTTGATTTTGATATGGCTGGATTTACAGCTAACCAGATCAAGGATGAGGCGTATAACAAGCGGTTTTTGGATTCCAGTGATATGAAATATGCCAGAGCTATCTCAGAGGCAGCCCCGATTATTGTAGGCTTGACACAATGTGATGAAGACAGGCTTATGAATCGGATGGTGTATCAGCCGATAAAAACACGAGAGGCTACACCGCCGAAGCCAATTTACTTAAATCCCCGAATGGATATTATGCGTATAAATAATGAGTTGATTCATTCTGTAAGTTCGTTGTCTGATATAAAATCAGCAGTGGTTGATGTGGATAAGGAAAAAAGTAAAAAGAAAAAACGGAAGATTGTCAAGGAATTATGATCGATTATATGTTACAGCTGGAAACAAGAGGTGTTGAGATCACACAGACCGGTGTTAATTATGCCATGATGTGCTGTCCTTTTCATGGGGAGTCAGAACCATCACTTTCACTGTCTCTTACGACAGGACGATATAATTGTTTTAGTTGTCACGAGAAAGGGGATTTTGCGAACCTTATAGCACAGATTGACGAGATTGATTTGCTTACTGCTTATGGTCGAGTGAAAAACATGATAAATCCTACTGGTGTGGTAAAACTTTTGGAGAAACAATTCTTTGAAGATGAATTGGAACAGAAAAAGAATGTAAGGTTTATCAAGTGGTCATATTTTAAACAGAAATATGCCTCTGCTTTGGAATATGATGATGCCCGTGGTTATTTGTATAAGCGAGGGATCACAGAGCAGAGTATTCGGGATTACAGGATACGTTTTTGTGATGCAGATACAGCATATTATAATCGGGTTATTATTCCTATTTTTCAAGAGAGGAAATTGGTTTCATGGGTGGGGCGTTTAATTTATGACAGTCCTACTCGTTCAAAAACTCGGAAGACAGGGACTCCGTATTATACCTTATTTGGAATTCCACAATTAGGTTTAAAACTTGGTGAACGTTTAGATTATTTGATACTTGTCGAGGGGGAATTCGATGCGATTTATTTGAGGCAGTTCGGTTTGAATGTTGTGGCTGTTATGGGTTCAGGTGAGTTAAATAAATATCGTTTAAGTCTTTTGAGAAAATTGACAAACAGGGTAGTGTTGGCTTTTGACGGAGATCAGGCAGGCCGGGACGGTATGTATAAAAATTATCAGAAAATTCGTAAGGTTTTGCCGGTAGAAAGATGTGTTTTACCGTGGGGAAAAGACCCTAATACTTTGAACACGGCAGAAGTAAACAATAATTTTTCAAAATATTTAGTAGCGTAATTTTGGTATTTGCCGTATAGGTAGATAGGAAACAGTATGATTGATTTGATTGTAGGAATAGGTCAGGGCGGTTGCCGTCTGGCAAAAGAGTTTTCACAGGGTTTGGATGCACAAGCTGTTTATTGTAATCTCACAAACACGGATTTTTCAAAATTGGACGTATCAAGAAAAGATAAATTTGTGATTGAGGTGGGTGGTACGGGTAAAGACCCGGAATATGGTGAACATATTGTCAGAAAACACATTGCTAATTATAAGAAGTTCTTGGGGAACTACGAAGCTGAAACGGTTATGGTTGTGGTCGGTGGTGGCGGTGGTTCTGGGGCCGGTTTTCTTCCGCATACATTGAAATATTTTACAGGAAGAAAACGGGTTATTCTGGTATTCATTTTACCTGAAGAAAATGAAGGGATTCCTACTAAGCCGAATGCTTTGAAAACATTGAACAAGGTTATTACTGAGTACAGGCAGAAAATAAGTATATGTTTGGTAGATAATGAATATCTGGGTAAAGTTCATGGACATTCAGGATCAAATTCGTACTGGGAGTCAGTGAATCGGGCAATTGTGGGATCATTTAAAAAGATTTATTTACTTACCAATTTGGAAAAGAATAAAAATTATATTGATGTTTCCAGTGGTTTTAAGGCTTTGGATGAAAAGGATGTCCAGAGGGTTCTGTTTACTGAGAATGGATATGTGGATATTCGGGAGCTGGTACTTCCTGCTACTCGATCAAAGGCAGGAGATTGTATCAAACGAGAATTTGGCAGGTCGAGCATGTTTATGCCTGATTTAGACAGTAGATCGGCAGGAAGGTGCTTTATCGCTCTGGGTATTCCCGGAGTATATAAAGATCACAAAGAGCATGTGATGAAATATGTCAGTGGCATATTTTCAGATATGTCTGCTGTGATCAGAACCCCGGACGTTGTCCGGTGTAACTATTATAATAACAAACTTGCAGAGATAAAACTTTTGGTAGGTATGGCTGGTATTACTGCAAATTCCAGAATGAAAAAACTGGTAGCTTCAGTGAACCGTGACCTTGAGAAGATGGAAAGCTGTGAGGGGTTATCTGTAATAGATTTTTAAGTGGAGGTTACTAAACGATGAGTGACGAACAGACCAATGAAAAGCAGGAAACCAAAGTAATCCGGTTTACTCTTGCAGGTAAACGGTTCAGAGTTCGTATCGAAGGTGACTTGGAGCTTACCAGTAAAACCAATGCGGATTTGATAGATCAGTTAAATGTCATTCCGGGACGGCTGGCTTACTGGGGTGCAAAAAGAGCGCAGGTAGAGTCTGCCGTTGACAAGGCTATGCTTGCGTTTAATCAGTGGATGGCTTCTATGTACTTTAAAGTCAAAGATGCTCTGGTTAAAGAAGGCGAAAAGAAACCTACTGAAACGCTTATCGGCAATAAAATACTTGTCGATAACGTGGACAAACACATGGAATTGAAAGCGGATATTCGTGAACTGAACGAGTCACTTGCAATTATCAAAGGTGTGCTTAAGGCATATGAACAGCAGGTGTGGACATTACGTGCAATTGTACAGATGCGAACACATGAACTGGGTTCTATGTCGGACGGCAATCTCTCGCAGCTATAAGGAGTAGTTTTATGCAGAGTTTAAGCAAAAAAGAAGACATTGACAGTACCCTATCGCTATTTGAGCAGCGTACTCAGAATGTCACAATTCCGAAAGAAAAAACCCCGTGGTATATTCTTTCTCCTGAATTTAAAACAGGATTCAGGCACTGGATTCAGTTGTCGAACGGGAACAAAATTCCTGTTCCGTGTAAGGGCGGTAATGATGGTAAAGGGTTTGCCCCGGATGTCTGTCCGTTCTGTAAAAAATCTCTGGAATATTACCAGAAAGCCAAAATGCTGTTACAGCGTGGCAGGGAAAAACAGTCTGAGAAATTGAAAGAGGCAGGGAATTCCATTCGGTCTACTTTTTCAGCACTTTTTCACGCTGTCAGAGGTGTTAAGGTTTTGGAAATGCAGACTACGAAAACCGGCAAAAAGAAGGTGCTGGTTCCCTACTTTGAAGATATTGATGAAGACGATGAAAACAGTGTCGAAGTAGGAATTCTGTCTCTTAGTCAGGCACAGTTTGAAAACTTTACTGGGATGATCGGCTCTGAAGAATATCCGTTTATCAAGTCAGGTGATGATCTGACAAACAGGGTAATCTGGACACAGAAGAAAAAGACATCCAAAAAGAAGAGGTTCCCGGAAGTTGTTTTCTCAGCAGCCAAGCATACATCAGAGAAACCTGATGTTGTGATACCTGAAGAACAGCAGAACCTTGAAGACCAGTTTAATATTACAGATGAAGAATTTGAAAACATCTGGAAAGATTTTGCCGGTGACATCGGTGAAGAACTGGAAAAGCGTGATAAAAAACGCAGCAAAAAGAAACCGCCCGTAGAAGAAGTCGATGAAGACGATGATGATGATGACGAAGAAGCGGACGAGGAAGAAGTCGAAGTCGAGGACGATGATGATTACGAAGAAGAAGATGAAGACGATGACGACTACGAAGAAGCGGACGAGGATGACACTGATGATCTTCCAGATGATGCCTACCTTGATGACGATGAGGACGATTTTGAAGATGACGACCCGGACGATCTGCCCCCGCCTCCGAAAAAGACAAAAGCAAAAACTGGAGGAAAAAAGGGCGGTAAAGGGAGTGCCAAGCTGTGAGCAAAAAAGAGCAAGAATCTTTTTTAGCCGGGCTTAATAAAGCCATGGGTAACGATGAGGCATTTATGCGTCTCTCCACCCGTGATAAAAAGATAGTTACCGGTCTAAGTACCGGTAGCTATCTGCTTAATTATAAAATGTCGGGTAACCCTTTTGTGGGGTGGCAATATGGAAGGATTGCTGAAGTTTACGGCCCTGAACAGTCAGGTAAAACTACGCTGACACTGCATACAATCGCAGAGGCGCATAAGCTGGATGCAATGAAAGGGAATAAACAAGTGATAAATCCTGTTTTCATTGATGCAGAACACACACTCGATCCAGATTATGCTTCAGCTATTGGTGTAGACATGGACAGGCTTTATGTAATGCAACCAGACAGCGGTGAGCAGGCATTGACTGGTGTGGAGAAAGCTATAGACACGGGAAGTAAGCTGATAGTGATTGACTCAGTGGCTTCTCTTACTCCACAGGCAGAGCTTGACGGGGATATGGGTGATTCTCATATGGGTTTACAGGCCCGGCTTATGGGTCAGGCTCTCAGGAAACTGGTAGGAAAAATCAGTAAAAATCAGGCTCTGGTTATTTTTATAAATCAGCTTAGGATGAAAATAGGGGTTATGTTTGGTAATCCAGAAACTACTCCGGGCGGTAAAGCTTTGAAGTTTTATTCTTCCTACAGGCTGGATGTCCGGGCTGCCCGTGGTGATGCTATAAAAGGCAAACAAAGCCTATCAAATATAAAAGCGGACAAGGATGAAAATGAGATAGGTATAAAAACGAAAATAAAGATCGTTAAAAATAAATTGTACCCTCCGTATAAAAGAGCGTTGCTTCCTATTATTTACGGACGGGGTTTTGACAAGGAAAAAGACATTGTGAAATTTTTGGAGTTGTGTGGTTATCTTGATGACGGTTTTGAACTTCCATCTTTAGGTAAGACTTATCAGAAACCGATGTTTAAAAAGGTATTAAGCAAACCAGAAGTGCAGGGAGATGTCTTAGCATTTTTGAAAAGGGAGTTTGTAGAATGATAGATGTGTGTGATCCCCATTTCGGGAGAAAGCAGGATACTATTATGGTAAAAAACGATATTTTACCTGAATGTGGTTTACCTGAATTGAATTCCAGAACATATGATTTGGTAAATCGTATGAATTATGCTTCTGAGTTTGCACAGAAAAATAATCACAGTCTTGTGATTGCTGGTGATGTTTTTAATATTGTATCTCCGAGTACTCGAACTATTTCTATTTTTAATGCATGGTTGGGCCGTACATTAAAAATGGGTGTAGTGGTCTACATTATGCCGGGGAACCATGACAGTACAGTTACATGGGTAAATTCTGGTATGCTCATGGGTTTGGAGTCAGTCATAACCAATTTTTATATTATAGACAGGGTTTCTATATGGGAAATAGACGGTATGCGAGTACTGATGATCCCGCATATACCAAGAGATTTAATTACACCGGATAGCTTTTCTATTTTGAAGGAAGCTGACAAGTATGATCTTGTGGTGGGCCATGGTCAGATTGTAGGAAGCAGTTATGATAACGATTGTTTTTATGAAGCTGGTAAGGCTGTTGAATTTACGTATGGTATGTTCCCGGAAAACACACAAGTAGTGCTGGGTCATGAGCATGCCTATAAGGTGTACAAAGGCGAGGGTAATGTTAGAGTTTATTATCCCGGATCAGTAGTTGAAAATAATTTTGGGGAAGCTGGGGATGAAAAGCGGTTCGCTGTGGTGACTAATGGAGTTATCAGTTTTGAAAATTATCCTGATTTGAAATACCCGTATATGAACATTGACATCGATCTCACTGAAAAGGATTTCAGCTATACCCCGGATGACATCAGAGATATTTGTCAGGGAAAAGTGATCAAGGTGAGAGCTACAGCCAAGGATGCTTTAGCTGTAAATCAGGTCAAGATATCACAGGTGATTACCGAGGCTGGTGGTTATGTTGTCCGGTTTGAAACTATACTTCTGGAAAGTGAAGAAAGGACAGATGTATCTATGATCACAAATCATGATCATCGGGCATTACTTAAAAAATATCTGGCGGGACAAGATGATTTAACAAAGGCCGAACGTGATGAAGCGTATTTGATTGGGGAAAAAGTAATTGAGGGAGGTGCTGAATGATCTGTAGAATACAAGGGACTAATTTCATGGGGTATGAAAAGGTCGATGTGGATATCAGCGGTTATTCTTCTATTGAAGTTGTGGGGCGTAACGGTTCCGGTAAATCAGCACTGTTGGAAATGGTTATTTATGCGTTGTACGGGATTACCCGGCTGGCTACCAAGGAAATATCCAGAAAGCAGGGGGATGGTACACACGAGGTAATCATTTCTTTTGATAATGTGGCTGGTAATAAGGGAATTCTGGAAATAACCAGAGGATTAAACGCTAAAGGGAACGGGTACGCTTCTGCTACTTTTAATGGGGAGCCGGTGGCTGATGGTTCTACCGAGTTGGCTACTTACATAGATAATACGATACAGATGGATTCTGTGATGTATCTTTCCAGTGTATTTTTTGGTCTGTCTGATGAGAAGAAAGGGGATAAGATGATCAGTGTGACTCCGGCTACTCGTTTGGAAAACCATCAAATACTGGCAAATATCGCTATGTATAAACCGTGGAAAAAGAAGGTCGATATTGAGAAGAAAAAAGCAGAGAGCGAGTATGATGTTGTGTCCGGGAACGTGGAAGCGTATGAAAAAATACTGGCTGACATCGATGTTACTGAAATAAATAAACAGATCGAGGATGATCGTAAGGAAGTCGAAAAGATACAGGAGAAAATTGACGGGTTCAAGCTTAATGATCTCCGGGCTAAAATTGAACGAGAAAAAACTTTGGCCGATAATATTGAAGAGCTTAAGAGATCGATTAAGGAAAAGAAGGAATTTCTGAGTAAAAAAGTAAAGTCCATAGAGGAATATAAAGAGGATATGGACGAAGCTGTGGAAAATATTAAGACATATACGTCTGAATTGAAGGAATTGAATACGCAGCGAGAAGAACAGGGTGATCTGCCTGCGTTTGAAAATAAAAAAGTAAATATAACACAAGCTATTGCTGTGATGGAAAGTGATTTGGAATTGCGAGAGGCTGCCGTGCAGGTAGAGCATGATAGCTGTGATTGTCCTCTTTGTAAAAGTAAAGTGTCTGAGACTGTTGTGAAAAAGTGGAGAGAGGAAATACAAACTTTGCTGGATAAGGTTGCGGCACATAATAATCAGTTGAAGGGCATTGAAACAAAGATTGCCCTGATAAATACCACAGACGCAAAGATCACACGTAAAACATCGGCTATTGATAATGCAAAGACTGAACGTGATTCTGCTAAAAAAAGTATTGAGGGTTTTGAGGTAGAGCGAAAAGAGATTGAAGCGAAAATCAGGGACAAGGAAAACCAGTTGAAATCTCAGGAAGCTAAATTTGATGCTGAAGCATATCAGAAAAGGTATGATGAGGTTAAGCGCATTGAAAGAGAAATTGAAATTCTCAATGATCAGAAATCAGATAAGAATGAAAATATCGCTGTGTTAAATGAAAAGTTGAAGTCGAAAAAGACTACTGAGGAAAAATTGACAAAGGCTAAAAAGAAAAGAAAGGCTTTACGTATTACTATAAAATTACACGGTGTGGTCTCCAAGGCTTTTTCAAAGCAAGGGATTCCGATGGATTTGTTACGCTGGTTTAATGCAGAGCTGGAAAAAATAGCTTCCAATGTTTACAAGAAATTTGGAAATGGCTTTATTACTATAGAAGAGGTTCCGGGAAAACAGCCGGGTCTGATTTATTATCTGGTTGATGCTTCAGGAAAGAAACACCTGAATGGTTTATCAAAAGGGCAGAAAATGATGGTGTTTGTATCGCTCAGAGTTGCACTTACTCAGTTGATGCAGAGGATTTCCGGGGTGTATGTGGACTATTTGATATTGGATGAAATCGTGGCCAATCTGGACGAGGAAAACCGTAGTACGTTGATGAGCCTTATAAATGGAGTTTTGAGCCAGTTTTACAAACAGGTGATTGTTGTTTCACATGCGTCTATGCGAAACATTTTTAATAAAACGGTCAGCGTGGAGTTGGGTACCGATGGAGTGTCCAGAATCGTTGATCCTGCATGAAGCTAAAAGTATTGATGACTGGAATAAGAGGGTTTTACAGCGAGACCGCTATTGTAGGCTTTGTACTGGTGCTGTACCGGCTACTGATCCTCACCATCTGATTTTCAGACGGTATAAGAAAACGTGGCTAATTTTAGAAAACGGAGTGGGATTATGTCGGAAACATCATACATGGATACACAAGAAGGGAGGGTTGAGGCTGTGGAAGATAATAACGTGGCTGATAAGGGAAGACCTATATTTGAAACTGATAAACCTGTCAGGAGCTACTTTCCGGGACAAGAGTTCCGGGATGGTCAGGCCGAAGCCATTGAAGCCATTGAAAATGCCTACAAGCAGGGATATAAATTCGTTATTTTAGAGGCCCCGACAGGAAGTGGTAAATCTTTTATTGCCGGGGCGTTTGCAAATGCTGTGAAAGATACACATATGCTGACTATTCAGAAAATTCTTCAGGATCAGTACCAGAGGGATTTTCCTGATTATTATGTGATGAAAGGCAGAAACGCTTATAACTGTTTGATGGAAGTAGGTGAGACCTGTGCGAAAGGGCCGTGTCAGAGGGATAAGAGAATTTCCTGTTCTGATTGTCCATATAAGATTGCCAGAAGGCAGGCTCTGGAAGCCAAGGTTACTATTAATAATTTTGATAGTTTTTATTATCAGAATCGTCTGTCTATTGGGTATCCTCCCCGGACATTGATGATTGTAGATGAGGCTCATAACATTGAAAGGAAATATTTGGATTTCATCTCTTTTACGATTTCATCAAAAGAAGATATGACTGGTATTCATATTCCTGAATATGACAAGCTGAGTGAGTATGCTGAGTTTATGCAAGATTATGAAGTTGAAGTTACTAAGCAGTTGGGATGGCTCACTGAATTATATGAAAATGGTACCTTACCAAAAGATCAGGTGGCGGTCATGCGTAAACTTCAGATTTTACAACGGAAGATCAGGATTTTTCTGAGGAAGCATGAAACGGTAGAATATGTTTTTGACTATGAAGATAGAGGCATGGTTCAGAAACTCACGCTGAGGCCTGTTATGGTAGACGATGAAATACCAAATGATCTTTTTGTACATTCCGATTTTGTTCTCATGATGTCTGCTACAATACTGGATAAGGAATTATTCTGTGAAGGTATCGGGCTTGATCCTGAAGAGGTGCGGATGATTCAGATGGGTAGTCAGTTTCCTAAAAAGAATAGGCCTATTTTTAAGAAGTATGCCGGGTATATGTCTTATAAGCATATTCACAAAACAAAGCCGTTGATGCTCAGTCTGGTAGAGATGATTTTGGAACAGTACCCGGAAAGGAAAGGTATTATTCAGACACATACAGAAAATATTGCTGAGTATATCAGGACAAATATTGACGATGCTTTTTATGATCGGCTTACCTTTAATAAGGATTATTTGACTCCCATGGATATGTTGGAGGCGCATAAAAATAAACCGGGGTCTTTTATTGTTGCCAGTGGTCTTCGGGAAGGACTGGACTTGAAAGGCGATCTTTCACAGATACAGATTTTCTGTAAGGTTCCTTACCCATCATTGGCAGATAAGCAGGTGAAAAGACGAGCGGAAATATCTCAGGAATGGTATGGGTACATTACAGCGCATATGCTGGTACAGGCTCTGGGCCGATCCATCAGATCGAAAAAGGATAAGGCACTTACTTTTATTCTGGATCGAAGTTTTGATCAGTTTATGTTTCGTAATGGGTATTTTATCCCGGATTATATTAAGGAGGCCATCGTTGGCAAATCTAAATGATTATCAGGATGATAAGCAGGATTATTTGAAAAGGATTGATGATCTTGAGACTGATGCAAGGATAAGTATCTGGGAAGAGGGATTTTTAATAAGCATACGGCAACGTCTGGAAAGAGGTCGAGATTTGACAGATGATCAGATATTAAAACTGGAAGAAATAGAGAAAGAGGTGGAGGAAAGGGAGTATTATGGTTGATACATTATCCGGGATGAAACCGAACAAGGTTTATGAGTATGTGATTATTGATGGGATGAATTTCGCTTATAGAAATCATTATGGTAATCATCTGACTCATGAAATCATGGTAGACGGTGAAAGGCAGATACTTCGTACGGGTATGCTATATGGATTTGCTAATCTTTTGCTTGCCAGACACAATAAATATCCTAATGCTGAGTTTATAGTACTCTGGGAGGGTGAAAATTCATGGAGGCGCAAGAAGTATCCTTTTTATAAATCCAATAGAAAAACACGCCGGTCGTTATCTTTATCCTCTGCTGAGGATTCTGAAAAAAGGGAATTTTATGAGTGTGTGGATCAGTTACAGGAATTTTTATCACAGATAAATGTTAAGCAGGTTTCACACGATACTCTGGAAGCAGATGATCTTGCCGGGTACTTTGTCGAGCTTTACGGTGAAGATGTTCTTTTGGTATCCAATGACCATGACTGGCAGATGTTGGCTGATACAGCTGATGTCATGGTCGAGGGTACCATTTTAAAAAAATCACCTCCGGGATTATTCTGGCATAAGGTTATTCGAGGGGATTCTTCCGATAAGATACCTCCGGGTCTTCCCCGGATACGATCGGAAATATTAAGCAAGCTGTTGCCACAGATACACTGCACAGAGGATATTCCTCTACTGCTTAAAAGTATGGATCAGGAATCGTGGGCTAAACGTGCTGAAGAGCGTATGCGGGAATTGAAAATAAATGTGGAGCTGATTACTTTGCATGCTGAAATGGTTGATGAGAGCAAGCTGGAATGGATACCGGTTATAAATGATCCGGGGCAGGCTGAGGCTATTTTGAAGTATACCGGTATGAAAAGTACAGTAACTAAATTCCGGGAGTTGTCGTACATTATAGGCAGGAAGGGCTAAGTGAAACAGGAATTGATTGATCTGTATGATAAAGCCACAGACATACAAAAAGAGTTTATTGATTGTATTCTGAAGGGACATCCGGTGATGGGTGCGGTTGGGAAGAAAGAACGGGTAGAGGTTGACCATGATATTTTATATGCCATAAATGGCGAACTGGGAGATATAAATTTATTACGGGCGTGTCTTATTTCTGCTGATATCAGTTTGAATAATGACAATGCTTTTCAGGCCAGCATCTTTGTGTTTTCTTTGATATTGAAGTGGAGAGGATTCACCGCTGACTGGTTGAAGGATCAGGTTTTCAAAATAATTGAAGAGGTAGATAAAAACTTTGGTGATTCAGAACGAAAATTGCATTAATTGTACAGCAAAAAAGAATTGTAAAAATCCGAACATCGAGGGCAATGGGTACACGTCTGCCGATATCATGATTATAGGTAGCCATCCAGAAAAAGACGATGACAGAAACGGGGAGGCTTTTTCTGGGATCACCGGTCAGTACCTTGTCGAAGATGTATTTCCTTACGTGGGTCTTGAGTCTGAAGAGGTGTATTTTACATATGCTGTGAAGTGTATGCCGAAAGTAAAAAAGAATGGAACACTGGATTCTGTTTCTGCGGTAAGTGTAGACCGATGCAGGGATGCACTGGTAGCTGAGATTAAAAAGGTAAAACCAAAGGTTATTTTCTCACTGGGAGATGCTGCTTGTGCTTCCCTACTCCAAAGCTATATTGAAAAGAGTGATGAGGATGCCAAGAAGATAGCCGGGGCTTCTAAGTGGCGAGGTAAAAAGGTATGGTCACGGGAGTTTGAATGCTGGATTTTCTTTGAAATAAGTGTAGTGAAATTACTTTCCATGGATAAGGGCCGAGGGAGTACTTACCACGAAGAGTTATTTCAAAATACGCTTGAAGAGGCAGTACAGCATATTTCAAGAAAACCATACAAACAGAAAAAGGTTGTTTCCAGAGTGATTACCAGAGTCAGTGAGGCTCTGGATTTTTTGAAGACAGAGATTATGCCAAGCTCTTATCATGGTTTCGATATTGAGACCGGAGGTTCCGGGCATGATTTTAATGATCGGTATATTATTGGTGCTTCTTTCAGTGCCAGTACAAAGCTGGGAGCGTATTTCAGCTGGGACTTAGTGAAATCCAGTACAGAGCTTTATAATTTGGTGAAGAGTCTGCTTACTGATAGGAATAGATTAACTATTATTCACAATGTTGGTTTTGAGTATAAGGTACTTAAGATCAGCGAAGGAATTGAGATCAGAAATTATTTCTGTACTATGATATCTGCCGGTCTTTATGATGAGAACTTTTATAAAGGGTTGAAACCGCTGGCGTGGTTACATACTGATTTCGGTGGTTATGAAACTGAACTGGAACGATACAAGGTAAATCATAAAGTAAAAGATGATTATTCAGAAATTCCTTTTGATACACTGGCCCCGTACGGTGGTTATGATTCTATAGTCCCGGTTATTCTTTATAAGAAATTTGTCAAGGCAAGCAAAGAACTGGGATATTCTACTTTACAGAATAAAATATTATTCCCTGTACGCCGGGTAATGTCTGAAGCTGAGATTACCGGTTTCAAGCTGGATAAACAGAGAGCATTACAGTTGAAGGAAGTTGCTGGTAAGGCATCACATATTTTACAGGAAAAAATATATGAGTATGTGGGCCGGGAATTTAATATTGGATCAAATAAACAGTTGTCACAAATTCTGTACAAAGAGATGAAGCTAAAGCCCTTGATAAAAACAAAGACCGGTTACTCAGTTAACAAAGACAGTATTAAATTTATTTGTACACAGGAAGAAGGAAAGGAAATAGGAAGCCTTTTGAGTGGGTATAATTATCTGTCTACTATGGTTGATTCACACGTTAATCAGGCTTTGAATTATGTGTGGGCTGATGGTCGAGTACACACTACTTTTAATATGACCGCAGCAGTTACCGGGAGAAGTTCAGCGAGTAGACCATCGTTACAAAATGTGCCGAGTGATGGGCTTGTAAAATCTATGTATACGGCCAGTGATGGATGTTACCTGTTGGATTCTGATTTGAAAGCAGCTGAGTATGTTTACTTGGCAGCTGCGTCTGGGGAACGAGCATTTATAGAGGCGTTTCGTCAAGGATATGATGTACACGCCATGACTGCTTCTATGATCTTTGGTATTCCTATTGAGAGGGTTGATCCTGAGCGCAGGCGTATTGCGAAAAGCATAAACTTTGGTTTGGTATACGGTATGACAATAATAGGGCTTGTTGTTAGATTAGGTATCACAGAGGAAGAGGCAGAGGCGTTTATAGATTTATATTTTGAGAAGTTGCCCCGGATACAGCAGTATTTGGAAGTAGTTGAAAAATTGATTGTGGCGAAAGGTTGGGTGCAGTCTCTGTTTGGCAGGATACGTAGAATTCCTAATGGTATGAGTGATGTCTGGTTTGAAGTTTCCAGAGCAAAAAGGCAGGCCAGAAACTCCCCGGTACAGGGTGGTGCTGCTGATTATGCTTATCTGGGTTTGGTGCGAGCAGCAAATAACTTGCGTAAAGTTAAATTACGTACTAAACTAATACACACAGTTCATGATTGTGGTATTGCTGATTCACCGGAAAATGAAGTAGAGCAGGCTACTGAGTTGATACGGAAAGGTTTTGAGGAACCGGTGAAGGTACTTCCGGTCAAGATGCGTGTAGATTGTGAAGTGACAAAGAGGTGGGGTGAAAATAATAAGTCTCATCTGAAAGAAATATTTGAAGTATGTGGAGTATGGGAGGCAGACAAGTGGTTATAATTCACGGAAGAGATGTAAAACATTTCGTAAGTTCTATAGGTGAAGGGACATGGGATCAGGTAGAGGCTAATGAAGATGGTTCATTTTCATTGAGGGTTGCTTCACTGAAAATTATGGAAAGCGGTGTAGAATTGGGTTTTAATCCTCAGACACGGGATACAGATGTTATGGGTAGAATGTATTCGCCTCCATCACATACGAGGCCGTACAAATTACATAACGGTATGGGTGTGAAATTTCTTACTCAGTTGAAAATTAGTAAGGATATTTTTGCGTATACGAGATATCGTCTGGGGTACATGCTGGTAGATGTTCTTGGAAAGACTGAAGGGGTCGGTCTCATTTTTCCGAAACAGATTATGATGCTTGATCCTAATAATATGAATATTGAAGTGCCAGCGGTAACAGGCAGGCGGTTGGCTATTCAGCCCTATGCTGAATTTGCCAGAATGTATTTTGTGGCCTTTTCAGAAGGTATTCCAGTGGATGCTTTATATCCTGTCCCTGAGAAAAGTGTTTTATCTGTTGAGGTTCCTGATGATATAGACGATGTGCTTAATAAGGGCATACCAATTATCAAGGATGTGGTTTTTGATGGAGAAGAGCATATACCGGATAATGTGGAGATAGAAGACGATGAGTAAAACACACTGTAAAGGATGTGCTTTTCTTTTTGTTTTACAGGCGAAGAAAAGTAGCAGCTATACAATAAGGTGTTTGGCTGATGCTGATTTTGTAGACAGTCCTCTGCGCAAATGTGTGGATGTGAAGGGTATGGAGCTTGCTTTAGAAAAAAATAAGTCGTTTGATTGTCAGGATAAAAAGATATTTTCTTTTAAAGCTGTTCTGATGAAAAAATGGTTGATGGATAATCTGGGGGATATGGATGTCAGAAAAGTCAGACTCGAAGAAGTCAAAACAGAATACGAACGAAGTCTCACTGAAAGTACAGGGGGAAGTGGCCGAAAAGATGAAGGAAAAAAAGCCACAGAAAAAATCTCCGCTGGCAAAGGAAAGTCCACGAAAAAAGCCACCAAAGGATCGAAAGACTCTTAAGAGTTTTACTATTAAGGGTGAAATCGAGCTGCGCACTGAACAAGTAGAATTTTTATCTGTTGGTAGAGAGCCGTTCGTGGAAAACCCGGATACTGTGATAGACTCTTTTTATCAGAAGTTTACCGGGTGTGTTCTGGATATTACTGACATTAAAAGGAATAAGACAATTTCATTGATGCTTGACGCTATACAGGTTGAGATGCTTTTAAAAATAATGTGTTTATGTGATGGGGGTTATAGTGCAGACGAGCGAGAAGTCATCGAAGCAGAACGAAAAGAGCTTGCAGAGAAAGTCGCTTCTAAAAAGAGTAAATGACTACCGTACATATCAAAAACCACAGACTGTTGATACTGCCAAGTATACGGATAAACAGGCGCAGGCGATAACCGGTTTTTATAATCCTGAAGAGGTTGTAGATTTATTTGAGCGGTTTTCTTTTGATAGTAGGCAAATAGCCTTTTGTTTGGAAACTGCTTTAGGCTATCCCTCTGTTTCAAAGTTGATAAAAAAATTGGGGATATCAGACTGGACATATTATAAGTGGAAGCATGATCCTAAAATAATACAGTGCGTTGATGCATTGAAAAGAAATCGTAGATTGTTTGAAATGGCTACTTATGACAATTTGCGTAATAGGATGTATCAGTCTCTCCATGAGTTGCTGGATTATAAAGTTACCTCTGCTAATTTTGCTTCCAAGAAAGAACTTCTGGTGTTTATCCATAAATTATTGGAAGGAGGTCAGCCTACAAAGAAGACATTACGGGTGGCTTATCAGGAAGAGCCGGTTGATCCTTATGGCGTAGAAAGTGCGACAGAGAGAGATGTCACGCCGTCTGATAGATTGCGTCCTGAGGATATAACCCCGGATACTTTAAATGATTTACGAAAACAGTTGGTAGAAAAAATAGACACTCTTGAGGTATTGCATGACGACAGCGTCTGACAGGATGTCTGAGTATATTGAGTTGAAAAAGTTATTGCGCAGGTATGCAGTTGCTGAGAAAAAGATTAGTATTGGCTACCCTGCATATAATTGGGCCTTGAATCATCACCGGAATTCTAAGCTGGAACCAATGACTTTTGAAGATGCGTGGTTTTTGCTGCCATTATATAAAAATATAGGAAAGTGGGAGCAGTTTGTAGTTCAGAAGTCTGTTCAGTGTGGGCTCTCTGAACTTTTTATTATTCAGTCACATTATGAAGCATCTTTGGGAATGTCGGTTATGTATGTTCTGCCTAAATATGAATTGCGTAACCGTTTTGTAAATAATCGAATATATAAGCTACATAAGAAAGTACCATGGTATACAAAGCTGGTAGCGCAGGCTGGTACTTCTGTACACAGAACTTCGTTGATGCATTTTGGCAGGGGTACTTTGATTTATGTCGGGTCGAATGTTGAAGATGAATTTATTGAAGTGCCTGTGGATTCTGCCTATGTTGATGAGAAAGACAGGTGCAATCATAAGAATTTATTGATGCTGCCCGACAGGTATAGTGCATCCAAGCATAAGTTTCATAGGGAAATTTCTAATCCTACTGTAGATAAGTATGGGATCAATGCCCGATATCGTGAAAGCTCACAGGGTCTGTGGAATTATAAATGTGATCATTGTGGTCATTATTTTACACCTGATTTTTTTAAGCACGTTGTTCGGGAGGTTGGTGATCGACAATTTGAAGTTATCGATCCTGCTTTTGATCTTGACTTGTACCGTAAGAAAGACAGAAACACGGATGTTCGGGTGATCTGTGATAAATGTGAAAGGCCAGTTAATCGTTTAATGAAAGGTGAGTGGGTACATGGCTATCCTACTCGTGAGTGGATAGGTGTTCTGGTTAGTAAAATATTTTCCCGGAATAATACTCTGTATGATTTGGTAGTAAAATGGGAAGATGGGAAAGATAACGAGTATAAACGGCAGGTGTTTTTTAACAGTGATCTGGGTCTTACTTATTCGGGAGAAGGTAATCAGATTACTGAAGGAATGATGGCTGAGTGTGCTGTCAGATATTCTTTTCCCGTACGACAGGTAGACTCTGTTGATACTTTGCTGATGGGTGTGGATGTGGGTGCTGTTCTTAATTATGTGATTCGCAGGCGGGTTAAGGTTGATACAAAAGTGAAATTACAGTTGATCGAGTTGGGTACAGTTCCCTCTTTTACTGCTCTGGGAGATGTAATCAGGAAGTGGAAGCCGAAACGGGTTGTGGTAGATGCGCAGCCTGAAATCCATAAGATCATGGAGCTTAAGGCAGATTTTCCCGGTAAGGTTTTCAGTGCGAGGTTTGCACAGGGTACTACAGCCTTGTCTTATAATAAACAACGGCGTGAGTATTCCATGGATAGGACAGCTTCTCTTGATTACGTTCTGGAATACTTTACAACAAAAACATACTTGTTACCGTTGAATTTTCGGGACATTTCGGGAGGTACATATAAGTCGCAGATGATTGCCAGCAGCCGTATTTTAGATACAAATGAAGAGCATCCTGAGAAGTCCCGGTTTGACTGGGTACATACTGATCCCGATCATTATTTTTTGGCCGAGGCTTATTTGGTTATGGCACATCTTAGTCTACCGATGCATGATCTTTTTGAATTTTTTGAAAAAGAGGTTGAAGTTCAGAGGCAGACAAATGCATATGACAAGGCTAAATTTATAGACGCTGCGGATCGGGAAGCTGTAGCAGAAGCAATGCGCATAACTCCACAGGTTTTTTTGGATGGTGTCAGGAGACAGGATGCTGTTAAGAAAGATACCTTGAAGCCGAGAGTTGATGAAAGGGAAATTCGTCGGGCTATTGATTTCTTTTATAAACAGCAAGGTTATGTGGATTTAAAATTGTGTGCTAATATGTGTCATGAACATGAAGACGATGTGAAACGATGGTTGAAAATAAAGGGATTCAGTGAAAGTAACATCAAAGGCCAGTATATCAAGTGATCTTCTCTTTTGTTCTTACTGTGAATCGTGGCTCAAGAAGTCGGCTTTCAGTAACGGGTCACCTATCTGCAAAGTTTGTACCGATGTTTATTTACAAGTGGACAGTTATCGGGAACCTACTTATTCTACTATTTTAAATGGATATGTAAATTTATTTTTGGCTATCAGGGATCGGGCCATACTGGATCATGCGCAGGAAGATTTTGACAGTTATTGGATATGGCAATTCTCTGATGTTTGGGATTCTCTCAGTTCTCTCTTCCGGTCTGACAATTCATATAAAATTTCTGATATTTAAATTTAGGGACGATAAAGTAACAATTTGACATATAACTTGACTCATGTTATAATTAAGTATAAGTAAGGGAAGGATATTTGACAGAGCAGGGAAAGGGAGTTCAGGGAACTGACTAAAGGATTGTCGGACTGAATGGATCGAGTACTGAAGTAGAGAAGGATGCATACCCTCCTATCTGATAACTTGATTGAAGTTATGAGACGGGAGAAACCCGAAGCAATATTTTGGAGGTAGGCAAATGCATAAAGGAAGACTTGAGATGGCCAGAGAATATGGACGGAAAGCTTTTAAAGCAGGGAAGAAAAGAGTACCGGCATTGGACAATAATTTGCCGAGATTTATGAAATATGATAATGCTAAATACGCCGTGGCTCTTCTGAAAGAATGGTTTACTGGATGGGATGAAATGAACATGGCTGATTAAAGACTTTGTGGGTAGTTCTACGGAGCTACTTGCTGACTCTTTATACTTTGGAGGTATGTAAGATGAAGAAAGACTTTTTTAAGGATTTCAGGTACGAAGACAAAATTACAGACGTTGTCTCTGTTAAGATGAATACGGTTGTGGTTATGGTTGATGATCTTGAGATTACAGTACAGCTGGTTCCGGGTGGCGTAGGCCATTACGATATCTGGGTTTCGTTCGGAAAGGGATATATCAGAAAGACTTATTACAGAAGAACGATGACGGAAGCCGATAGAGAATGGTTTATGGAATTCCGGGAAGTGTCTCTGGAAATACGTGATGAGAAAGCGACACATTTTTTCGATGACATTGAAAAACGGTTGTATGGGTAAAGGCTTTGTGGACAGCTCTTCGGAGCTGCCTGCTGATTCTTTACTTGGAGGTATTGATATGCAAACACAAACGGAATTTATAAATGACACTGGTTCCTCTGTGATTATGACAGTCACAGAGCGTGGAAAATACAGTACCCTTACTGTTGAGCATGAAGATTATGACGGACAGGGTGGGCCAGTACACGAGCAGGACGTACCTGCTGACGAGATAGATAAAGTCTGTCGGGAGTGGGTACGGGATTTGCTCGGCTTAAAGTTCAGACCAGTGTAAAAGTTTTGTGGACAGTCCTACGGGGCTGCCTGCTGAATCTTTATACTTTATATTATAAGAGATTGAGGAGGTCAGCGGTGATAGAATATTGGGATAATATTGATATAAAACTTATAAAAAAACCTAATATGTATGGATTGATATTTGAGGTAAACTCATTGGCTTATGATGAATTGGAGTTATACATCGGGGAGCTTATTGAGTTTGAAGGTCAAAAATATATGGTTAAAACAGTGAATCATCTTTCTTCAGAAAAAAGAGAAAGCAGGGTCTATATCGGTTCAAAACTTATATCTAAATCTCTTTGAACGGAACACGGTATTTGAGTGTGGATCACTGCGAATATCTGGATTAAAGATTTTGTGGGTCGTCTATTGGACGGCTTGCTGAACCTTTAACGATGGAGGGTTTTATGATTGGTGTATGCATTGGTGTAGTATTTGTGGGATTGTTGATAACAGCTTTCCTACTGTACCGGAAAGATTTAAAAGAGTGTCAGGTGTATTTTGGAATCTACAAGTATAGAAAGTAAGAAGTAAAATGCAGGGCGTTCCTGCCCTGCAAAATTTAGGGACGATAAAGTAACAATTTTACATATAACTTGACTCATGTCATAATAGAGTATAAGTAAGGGAAAGGGAGATCAAACCTGAAGTACTTAAGGTCTTTGAAAGATGAAGGGGGAAGGAGTTCAGGGAACTGACTATGATGTCGGACTGAATGGATAAACCCCGGATAAGCGAAGGATGCATACCCTCCTTTCAGAGAGTTTAGAAATGAACTTTCCGATGGGAGTAATCCCAAAAAAACCTTGGAGGTATGCTATGAAAGCTACTAAATCAAATCCCTTTTTTACAGTATCAAGAGAAGAACTTTACAGGAAGAACACTACAAACAAACCGGAAAACGGAAAGATGATCTATACAGGTTATGACAGCCTTTACCGGAAAGACAACGGCAGACAGCTGGCAGTAGTTAGCAAACAGTATGAGGTTATTACTCATCGAGAAGCCGTTGACACAGCACACCACGCTCTGCGTGATGTGGGGATAATGAACTTTAAATTTGAAAGTGAAGTATCCTATAGTGGTGCGCAGCTGTTTCACAAGATACAGTTTCCTGAATACAAGTTTAATCTTGATGACAACAATGGTAAGTCACTGAGAGGTACCGCACTGGACTCTGGCAGTAAACTGGGTGAAGGTGCTGTTCCGCAGATCGTGGTCAAGAACACTTACGATGGAACATCCAGCTTGAATTTTACTTATGGTATTTTCAGATTGGTCTGTTCAAACGGCATGATGGTCGGCACACAGGTTGACAAGATTGCAGTTACCCATTCAGGTGAAATTGATTTTGAGAGTATTGGTGATCGTATCATTGAAAATCTGGAAGCAACAATCGAAGGTGCTAAACGCAGTTACCAAAAGCTGAATGCTGAAGACGGTTTTGATCTGTTCAAACAGATCATGATTACAGATGCATGGCTCAGTAACCGCTACAATAACCTTGTGTTTGATATGCTTGAAAAACAGGTAACTGTAGAGTGGGATAAAGACGAAGAAACCGACAAGCTCGTTCCTGTCGATGCTCGTCTTAAACAAGAGTTTTCAAAGTATGCACTGTGGTGTGTATTAACTGAAGTGGTAACACACAGAATCCACTCGGCACAGCACAGGGACAGGTTAAGTCGAAAGATTGCAAAGTCTTTCACTGCCTGATGGCTTTGTGGGCGGTTCCACGGAACCGCTTGCTGAACTCATCAGGGTTCTAAAAATACTTGGAGGTATGCCAGATGAAAATTGAGAAAGGAACAATATTGAACTTTAGAGGATCATGGGGATCGGGAATCGGATATCTTGTAATTCAGAAAGAAGGCGAGAGAGAAGAGATATCGGTACCATGTGAAAACGGTGCTACAGTCAGAGCGTTATCCAATTACGTAGACTGTATTACTACTGGTCACGGCGTGGATGTGGACAAGATAAAAGGCATGGAAATATTCTACGCAATGGAAGGCTGGGGAACAATGGCCGGGCTCGTTCCTACCGAACATGCAACTCCTGAGATGTGGGATTTGTATGAGTCTGGTTACGAAGACTAAGGGCTTTGTGGGTGGTTCCACTGGAACCACTTGCTGAACTTTTAGTTCAGGAGGTATGACAGATGGTACTTTTAACACAGGAAATTCTTAAAAGGATTCCGAGCATTGACGAGGATCGTGCGGTTGAACCGGACAGTGAAAAAAGAATGGCGCATGCCAAGCTATTCACTCCCGATGCAAACTGGACATGGTACTTGATTGCTTATGATCCTGAAGAGGAACTGGCGTACGGTCTGGTAAAAGGATTCGAGGTAGAATTCGGTTACATCAGTATGGCAGAGATCAAGAATCTCAGGGGGCCGATGGGTCTGGCTGTTGAGCGTGACAGGAGCTTTACCAAGATGAACGTGAAAGAGCTGTACGACAAAATCAAAGCTGGAAAGCATGTGTAGCTTAAAACCTTGGGGATGAGATTACGGTCTCATTCCTTGGGTGGTAAGACACTGAAAAATCTGAAATAACCTTGGAGGTATGTGAGATGGGAATATTAAGAACAAATGATTGGGAGATGTTCAGGTATTCGTTATTCTGCGATATTCTTGAACAGCTCGGTGGATCAGAACCTACAGACGAAGATATTTGGGAACAGATGCGAGAGTCTGTAGAGGTACCATTGGCTGAGAATTACTATTATGATGAGGTGTTAGGCCGTATCAAAGCAAAGCTTGATGAGGAAGGCATTGAGTCAAGTTATTATGTTAATTCTCGGGATACTCATTTACACATCTATATTGATGGTTGTTCAGAAGAAGTTACCAGCATGTCAGAATTTGATGATATGTATGAACGGGCTAAAGCTGAACTTGACGATGTTGATGAGTAGGTTTTCTGAGCTGTCTATAGGGCAGCTTGGTGAATTTTAATGCTTGGAGGTATGTGATATGAAGAAAAGAAAAACAGCTGATGTGTATTATCAGACACCGCTACAATGGAAAGATTTACTGGGGGTATCAGTACGACAGCGTGAGAATCTTCAGTATGTGGTCAAGCTAAATGAAGTTGAACAGAAAGGCCGTTATAAGTTTGTCAGGTCGATAGATTATAGCTGGCTACCACAGACTAAACAAGAGGCTGATACTTTGGATGAAGTTTATCGGTTGATGCAGGGCGAGGTCTGGTCACCTAATGGGGAGGCCAGAGAGTTGATTGAGTCTTTGAGACTTCACCATACATCTATGAGTGTAGGTGATGTGGTGAAACTTGCAGATGGTACTTTCTGGATACTTAATAGTATCGGCTGGGGGCGGTTGAGCTGAAGCATAGGCTTTGTGGGTAGCCTATTGGGTTACCTGCTGAACCTTATGGTTCGAGAAAATTTTGGAGGTATGCCATGGAATTAACAAGCAAGAATGTAGATGCTTTATTCAAAAAGTGTTTATATACCGAAGGTGAAGTTGTTGAAGGTCATATTCCGGTAGAAGGGGTTATAACAAGGGTCGGGTTTCATCCGGGGCGTATTGAGGAAAACAAAGTTGAAATTGAAAACTTGTTAAATCAGCTTCCTGACAGTTTCAGTAAAAGCATGGGAGGTGGACATTCATTTCTTCAGGCATGTGTGGATAACAAAGGTAGACAGTGGGGTGAACATCGGAACATTGATCAGTTGCTGATGTTGGGTCTGGCAATAGGCAAGGCACACTACTGTATAGAAAACCGGCAGGCATGGAGAGTCATGCCGGGAGGAATGCCTTATTTCTACATCGATGATTAACGGCTTTGTGGGTGGCCTGCTGGGTCACCTGCTGAACTGTTAACCAGTTCAAAAAAATCTATGGAGGTATGCCTATGAGTGAAAAGGTGAAACCCACAATTTACATTGAGGAAGGTGAAAACGTATTCGGTATCTTTGGAAGGTTCCAGAGAGAGGCCCGGAAAAACGGCTGGTCGCAGGAAGATATTGACGAGGTTCTGGATAAGGCGAAAGCCGGGGACTATGAAAATGCTGTTGCTGTGATCAAGAAAAATGTGGAGGTCGAAGAGTTATGAGAGTAGATATTGATTTCACAGATGTCGGGTACGGTATCCCGGATGTCGGGGAAACGTTCAGACGTAAACGTGGTTACACGCTGTACTTACGTGTCGATACTCGGTACATAGAGGATTTGGAATTTGAAGACAAAAGAGGTCGGGGTGGTAAGGTCAGCATGGCAAAAACATTCGATATGGATCGCTATTTTTTTGGAGTACGGGTAGATACAGGTATTATCCATTACTTCAAAAAAGAGGACGCTTACAATTGTGTTGTAATGCCTACCAAAGTGGTCATGGATATGGAGGCTATCGATGAAGGGTGACACACTTGAAAGAATTCAGGCAGACCTGAAGGGCCTGAAAGAAAAAGTAAGGTTGGGCCAGCTGACTTATGAGGCTTACTGTATTCAAAAGGCGAAGGTCAAAAAACGACTGAGGGAATTTCAGGGTAAAGCCTAAAGGCTTTGTGGGCTATCTGCTGGGTGGCCTGCTGAATCTTTATGGTTCAATATTAAATCTTGGAGGTATGTATGAGTTTAAATTGGAACAGTGAAAACTGTGTGGGATGGGAAGAACTGCAAGAGAGTGCAAAGGAACGGAGCATTACTGATGCGATTATCTGGGCTTCTTGTGTGGTTGGTATTCCTGAGATCAAGGCAGATAACATAGTGGAATTCCACTATCGGAGTAATCTGTATGATGCGATTGCCGGGGCAAGAATGCATGACTTATTGCCTATGTCGAGCGATAATAAAAGTGATTGGGCTGTACCACGTCCGATTAAGGTAGATGATTTGCAAAAGAGGATCGGATTGATGACCAATGCGCCTGAGTTTACTACTCCACAGTTCTTTAAGAACTTACGGAAGATGTATGATCGGGAAGTTGAGAAAAGTGATTTTCATCTCCGTGGTATACTTCGGGGAGACGAGCAGGCTGAGTTTCATAAGAAACAGGGTTGTCCCGGATGCTTTTATGCTGATGAGAAAGCGATAGCGAGAAAGATGCCTTGTTGTACTTTCGGGCAAACGTGTACCAGTCCCCCACAATTTGACAAGGATGGAAAGTGTCTCACAAGGAAAGCGAGGGGCGTATGACTATCAAGGAAAAATGCCAGAGGGCATGTATGGCGATTGAGTACGTGAAAGAGTGGTTGGAGATTGTTGAAGAAGATGCTGGTAAAGACTTACTGCGTGTTGATGATGATAAAATGCTTGCAAATATTGAGGCTTATTTGACAAGCAGACCAACTACGAAGTAACAGCTTTGTGGGCTATCCTCTGGGTAGCCTGCTGATCTGTTAAAGATCAATGGAGGTGTTTATGGGATTATTGCAACATGCAATAGAAATGGAGACGGGACACCTGAGAAGTATAGGTGTCCAGCAATATGGATTACACACAATGCTTATGTATGAATGTGTGACTTGCGGTTCTACGTTTCCTGCGATATTTTCTGAAGACATGAAGGTATCAGGATCAGAACACATGGATGCTGAGGATATTGTGAAGTTGGCCCCGGAAATGGTGCCGAGTTGTAACGGTGAAAAAGTAAAGCAGTGTCCATGGTGCAGAAAAAAAGCAGCGATAAATTAGTATCGTTATTATACATTCTGCCGTATAGTATAGTGAGTAATTCGATGTAAACTTTATCCGGGTCAGCCTGAGAAAGAGTTCACTTTCATCTTAACCTGCCCTATGGTTCGGATCAAAGATTTGCATATCTCCAAAAAGGCACAGAAAGTGTATTCAGGTTTAAGGGCAGGTTATTTATTTTGGTTAATATCCGGGAGTTGGAGTAGGTGATGAGGGTTCGTCTTATACAGTATTGATCCCTACGGGGATGACGTAGACAGGCAGCCACCTTTTATGCTTGACGCTTCCCTTGGTGTCTTCGCAGTGATGGGAAGATGCCCCTCCCTCCCGGATTCATATATAAAGAGGTGTACATGGAAATTGGTGACTATAAGATTGAGAAGATCAGGGATCACGGAATGTCAGTGATACAGAAAGGTGTTACAAAATATACAGCGTTTTGTGATCTGAAATTAAAAAGTAGAATACTTCGGGACATGGATATGTTGCGAAAGTGTATGCATTTTATTTGTGATGAAATAATGGTGGGGGTAAATTCATGAGTCAAGGTAAAGCATATCACAATAGGAAACCAAAGGTAGAGAGAAAAGCGAATGATGGTTATTCTACTCCGAGAAGTCTGGTCTGGGAATTACATAAACAATATCCGGGGGTTATAGATTCATGTGATATACTTGAACCTTGCTGTGGTAGGGATCAGAATATCATGAATGCATTGGGAGATATAGGAATATCCTGTACAGGTTTTGATTTATATTATGGTCAGAACCGGCAGGATATTTTTGCGTATGATGGCGAACACGATATGATTCTGACTAATGTTCCATTCACAAACTGGGACGATTTTATATTTGCCTGTAAGTCCATAGCAAGAAGGGTTGTGGTGATAGGCAGGACAAATTATTTCGGTACTTATCAGAGATATGACTCTGGGATATGGAAAGGGTTACGGCAGACACTTGTGTTTAACAGAATGGTTGATTATGAAACTCCGGCAAGGAAGGACGGACATTTTCATGTGGGTGGTCTGGTCACGGCGTGGATGGTATTTGATCGGGATTACCGGGGTAAGGCGTATCTGGATCATGTGGATGTACAGAAGTATGCAACACTGGGCCAGTATCCACGGAAAATATGTAAAGAGTGTGGAAAGAAAATAACAAAAGGTGATTTATGTAAAAAGTGTGTTATTAAAATACAGGATGTATTTTATGGCCGTGTTTGAAAAGAAGCATGGGACAAAATGCAGCCGATGTGGTCAGTCTATCTGGGCCAGATATCGGATAATAAAACTGAGGTATGCTGCCTATAATCGAGTGGAGCTGTCAAGAATATATTGCAAGAACTGTGATTCTACTTGGAACTGGATGCAAGAAACGGGAGTATGGAACCGGGTGAAACTGGGGCTTATTGTTGCTGGTGTGATTATTCTTGTGGTCGTGGTAAAATTAAGTATATAATTTACGGAGGTGTTTTCATGGGTGATGATATCCGGGGAATCGAAAACGGTAATAATAGTTCTATACGATACTCGCAAGATAAAAACGCAAACGAGTGTATTATCAGAAAAGCCAAAACAGAGATGGCTAAAGAAATTGAAACTAAGATCAGGAAAGAAATCAAAGGTGTCTCTGAATCGGTAATTAAAAAAATAATTAAGATTGTTTTCAGTAGGGTGAGGTATCTGGAAAATTGTGGGGTGTCAGCGTTCTCTACTCTGATGGAAGGTATCGGAGTGCTGGGGCCGTTAAACTATGCACATGTAAACCGTGAGTCTATCCAGATGGATGATTTTTTTTCGGATTATCTGAATGATCCTAAAAAGGATAATATATTCAGTGCAGGTGATGTTTTTGATAATCGATCAATGGGAAATTATGTCAGGCTGGTAAAAATATTTTTCCCGGAAGTGGATGTGGTTTACAAGAAATTTACATGGGAAGAGATCACTGAGAAAATTTATAATGGCTGGGGCGCACAGATGTGTCTGAGGACTCCGGGTCATTATGTGGCAGGTACCAAGTACAACAAAACAAAGAAGTTGATCCTGTATTCTGACTCATGGTCAGGAAACAAGATGCAGTGGGAAGGACAGAAACTACTTCGGCATGGTGGCTGGGATGAAGAAATGAACAGGAAGATGTATGAAAAAAATACAGTTGGTTACGCAATCATCTATAGAAAGAAAACTACCTAAGTATTGTGGACAGTGTGACAATTTTAAATCGTTTCGCTGTCCACATGACGGTAAGACTATAGGAAACGGAGTTCGTTACTATGATATAGCAAAGGAATGCTTCAGGGAGTGTTATGACTGAGAAAAAATTTGGTAGGTTAAATGGATTTGTACGGGCAATCATTCCGTTAGTAATTGTGTTGGTTATCGGGGCATGTCTTATAGTCGGGATCATTCTACTGATTGGTGAAGTAGATCAGCTTGACAGATACACAACATTGCAGTGGATAACTCAGCAGATGCCGTGGGTGGTTCGAGATATCATCTATGGGTTTATAATGTTGATCACAATATTTGCTTCATTTTTTGGTGCGCTTAAATACTTTAAAAAACATCTTATCTTATGGGTGAAGGGTGAAACTTATATGAAGTTCAAAACGTATGAACTGGAAATAAAATATTTGAAGCGTGAGAAAGTAGAGGTCACAAAAGAGCGTGACGAATATAGAACAAAATGTAAAGCGTTTGAAAGTAGTATAAATATAACTACGAAGTGAGGGAGCCATGGTATTATTTTGGTTAATAGTTTTAGGTGTTGTATGTCCGATGATATCCGGGGGACTGGTTACTCTGGGGTTACTGGGAATTGATCGGGCAATAGTGAAACTGCAAAAAGCAGGTGTTTAGGTACCATTTTTGCAGAAAGTCGTTCAGAGGGCCACCAGCAAAGGCAGGTGAGAGAATTCAGGCAGTCCGGGAGGTTGGTTTGTCAACGTGGAAATCTGATTTACGTGAGGTTTGGATGCATACAGACATTGAAGTCTGGCACCAAGTAATTTTAGACGGGATCACGTATCCATATCTGGTAAGCAGTAATGGGGATGTGATGAATATGAATGGTAAGGTTTTAAGCAAGATTAAAAGAGGACAGCGGAAAGGGACTTATCATTATGTGAATTTGTATTTGCAGGATGGGAGTGGTAAGCATATCAGAAAAGATGTACAGAGGATAGTTGCGGAAATCTTTATAGATAATCCTGATAATAAACCGGAAGTAAATCATCTCTGGGGAGACCATTTTGATAACAGAGCCAGAAATCTTGAGTGGTGTACCCGGTCAGAGAATGAACAGCATAAAAGATTTATGATGGCGCACAGGGAATTCGAGGATGAACCGGAGTCGGTAATAGTGACAGAGGAAGAGCTGGAGCAGGAACGCCGGGAGTATGAGGAAAAGATCGGGGCCAGTAATTATGAAGAGGTGGTTTGCGGATAATTTTATTGTGGGGTTTGGTGTGAAAGAATTTGTGGTGACTATGGAAGATTTACAGGAAGCATCTCGATGTCTGTGTCATGATAAAATAGAGCGGACAAGGAACGGACTATTCCGGGGAGTTGTTTTCTGCTTATTGTCTATCGGGCAATTATACAAAAGCCAATTGAACACATATCGAAGTTTACTGACACATGAATTGTGCAGCCCGGAGGCTGTTCGGGACAAATTGGGTCTTGCTAAACTTATAACCAGTACGGCCCGGTTCCCATCCGCTACGTTTGATTATCTGATGTGCTTGGCAATGACATGGGATGAACACGAAAAATTTTTTGTTGAGACTTTTATCAATAATTTTCCTAATGACAGTCAGGTGATTGAAGTGCGGGAAGAGCTTATAAAACGGGTTAAGGGATTTGGTTATAAGGTTGCTTCCCTTTTTATGTGTCTGCTGGGTTTGAATGTCCCGGCAATAGATATTTGGCTGTTGCGATTTTTGAAGGAACAGGGGTATCCGGTAAGTTATAATTACGAGAGAGATGGTGGTATAGATCGTAAACAATATTTGAAGTATGAAAAGTATTTGAAGGATTTTGCAAATAAATATGGTTTGCCTGTTGGAGTATTTCAGGTGATAGTCTGGGTAAAGATGTCATCATGGAATAAACAGGCAGACTTAAAACAATTGGAGTTATTCGGATGAATACATTAAATATTATTCGGGAATTGGAAAGAACAAAGGAAGTGTCTACTGATGCAGTGCGTAAGGCCCGGAATAGACTTCAGGAATTGGAAGAAGAATTGAAGGTTGCTATTGATGCATTGGAGAGTGTTGTTATAAATGAGCATATAAGGTCAGCGAGTGTAGTAAGGCCCGTGGCTGAAAATGCTCTGAAGAGAATTTATCAGATGCAGAAGGAAAGGAAGGTGTAAGGTGAGTGATTATATGGCTCAGAAAGCGGACGATCAGATAGAAGCAGGTTTACAAGCACAACAGCGGGCGTATGAACTTCTTCAGGAAGTAAAAAGAAGAAAGGATAAACCCGGTAAAGATGATTATGTCATAGCTTCACGTTGGGGTGACGTTGATCCTAATGATCCATGGTTTATCGGATTTGTGGAAGATATGGACAGTAGCGGTCGTTATTTGGTTCATGGTCGGTGGTATCGTCATGCTTATAGATTACTTAATAACGAGGAAGGGGTTACTCTTTTAAGATTTTTACAGAGTGTTGAGGGTAAATCTTTCCCGGTTATTTCTGAGGATGCTATGACGATTATATATCAGGATAAAAAAATGGTGCTTGAGGCATACCCTCATCGATGGCTGTTATTATTTAGGGATACCGGGGAGATTAGAGGCACTGAACAGATGAGATATCAGAGCAAGGAACCACGGGCAGCTGATTTGAATAAATTGTATGCGATGAGGCGTATGATAAATATGATGATCAAGGAAGTGAAAAGAAATGATAGATGATTTTGCGTGTGATCATACATACAAATGGAATACCGGTTATTCGTGTTCCTTGTATGAGACCTGTTGCTACTCGAAAGAAAATAATCCAAATAAAACTGTGAGGTCATCCAGTGAATTCGGGTGGAGGCAAGACCGGGTATGTCAGGGTTATGAGGATATGAAGATACCGTCTGCTTGTGATGATTGTTATAAAAGGCTGGTGTACCCAAAATGCAGTTTATTTGCTTTGAGCTGGGAACGGGATCATCCGCATAGCGCACCAAAGGAGTGTCCAAGTAAAAATGTTTAAGCTGTCAAAGAAAATGAACATCCGAAAGGGTGATGTTATTTATATAAACGGGATACCAGCAACAATCAGTGAAGTAGAACCGGGGAAATGTTTGGTCACAGCAGAGACTACCGGGGTGAAGTTTATAAGGTACGGGGATAGAACGCCTGTACAATCAAATAAGTACCAACCAAGTAAGCGTTGTCGGGATTGCGCACGAAGAAATCAACACGATTGTGAGAGGCGTGAAAGTGGAACGACTGACGATGCATATATCTGTTGGAAATTTGTGGAGTGGTTATGAATGAAATAGTAATGAATGGCAGGCCAGTAAAGGTCTATTCGAGAAGTTTTGTATTACAGGATGGTATGGCAACGGAAAAAATTGAGAGCGTGGGTACCGGGATATTCAGAAAATGGGGATGTGATTATCAGGAGTTCGAGTCCGGGCCGGGTAATTATTCTACTGCCATAGTTGAAATGGAAGACGGGAGTGTTTTGAATGTATCGGCAGATTTAATTGAATTTCAGGACAGGTTATTTTCGCAGGTACATGAGGTCGGAAAAGAGCGGAAAGCCTTGTCAGAGGCTCTCAGCAAAGGCTCAGGAGAATTTTGGAACTGTCCTACATGTGGGAGTAATTGCAGCAATGTTTGGATTTATTGTCCTTACTGTGGTGAACGAAAATGAGCTGGACTATTACCGAGTGGGCGCAGGCCAGATTAAGAGAAAGATACCGCCTATCACCACGAGGGATAATGATACTTGAACATTTATTGAATACTGGTGATTTTATTATTCTGCATGGTAGTAAGAAAGGGACTATCGAAATTGCTGAGGTTATTTACGGTGGCGAGAAGATGCATCTTGTGATCCACAGAAAAGATAAAAAGGTTATGACGGCAATACCTGTTGATATAAAAAATCCGGGGAGGTAGATACAATGAATACTGCTGAGAAACAGGCTACATACAAGGTATTGAATACCAGATTGAAAAAGACATTCATTGAAATTGATGGCCTGAAGAGAAGACAGCAGACAGTGACCAGTGAGTTGAAAGAAAAGATGAAACAGGTGCAAAGCATATCTGACCAGATGAATGCTTTGAGAGAAAAGGAAATTGTCATAACAGAACATGCGGTACTGAGATATCTGGAAAGGGTGAAAGGTATTGACATCGAGTCGATTAAAAAAGAAATGTTGCCGGTTAAGGTTAAAGAACAAATTGAAACGTTAGGTGGTGAGGGTAAGTATCCTATAGGTTTGGATAATCCGGGCCAGTTGATACTCAAGAATAATGTTGTGGTGTCTGTGTATGTGAGGGAGAAGAAATAATGTTTTATGGTAGGCTAAGATTGATGTTGGAGTGTGGGATTGTGATTGAAGTTGATACTTATTCAATATTCGAGAGATTGGCTGAGTATGCCGGTTTTCTTGTGGAGGTGTAGGCATATACCGTTGGATCGGGTAAGGAAGTGAAGACAGAGAACATCCGGGGAGGTTGGTGATTATGAATGATGAACTGATTAAATTTGCCAGAGATTATTTGAAAGAGAATTTAAAAAAGTGTACTGAGGCACAGAGGGGTATGTTTAATCGAATGTATCAGGGTGAGGGTGTTCCGGGTGATGTGGACAGTGTGGTTGATGCAATGCCTGAAAGTAAGCTGGATTGGGCTATGGAACAGGTGAGGCAGACTTTACAGAAAAATGATATTTCCGGTTAGAGAGGTAAAATATGTATGTCGATAAAAACGGCAAGGAATATGAACACATCTATTGTTTAACGGAAGAAAATGATGGGTATCTTCCCGGATGGTATTTTTCGGATGAGATCGGTGAAATGCATGGGCCGTTTCAAACATTGGAAGAGACGGAAGAATGTTTGAAGAATTATTGCAAGTATTAATGGAATTCAGTTACGAAAGAAAACATAGGGGGCGGTAATGAATAAGAAATCGAAGGTAACATGGACATATGATGACGGGGAAGCTGTTGACTGTGGGGTAGCTACGGTTGTGAAAATGTGGCTGCCTGTCTTATTTAAGCAGCGTAAAAAGAAAATGCAGTGTGTGGTATATGCCAGTACGAGAAAGGATTACAATTATATCTGTAAGGAATTTGATGATGAAAGTGAGCCTTTCTTCATGGATACGACAGTCAAGTTGGTATCACAGAAAAAGTTTGACCGATTAGCACTGAAGCATAACAATCATGCGTTCGATGAAGCAAGTAAGAAAGTGATATAGGTTACTATAAGTCGGGAAAAGGGCAGTACAAAATATCCGGGGTTCATGGTACAATGTATTTAAGAACAGATTTAAAGAGGTTACCGATATGCGTGTATGTATTATGAAGGGTAAAGGCTCTGATAAGATAGTTGAAGCACTGAAGGATTCCGGGATATCGAAGAATGATCCTGACAGTAAGTTTAATAAAAGGGAGCTTGCGATTGGTGCCAAGATTGAGCTGGAACATGTTGATGATATTGAGGCAGCCAAGGAGATTGCAAAGGATCATCTGATTGAGGATAAAAATTATTACAAAAAAGACTTGTTCGCAGAAGAAAGAGCCAAGGCAGTGAAAACATTGCAGAAATCAAAAATAAAACTGACAATGGAAGCGGTTATGGATTTCCTGCTGGACAATCCGAACCCGGAAGACTATGTGTTGCATGAGTGGGCCGAGAGTAAAGGCTTTAATGTGCATGCAGTGGAAGAGTTGGTCTACCAGATGGCGACAGTTCACGCACAGAAGCACATGGGTAAATCATTGATCATCTTACCGGCGAGTGAGTACAGAGAGCTGTGCAAAGCTGACTAAATAAGTAATATATAGAGAGGAACATAATGGCAAGGAATCGAAACAAGTCAAAAGCAAAGCGACAGAACACAATGGCTAATTATGAAGCTACGTTGAGAAAGGTGAACAGTGTACTGCTTGATCCGAGGTGGCACGCACAGCAGTGGCGTGGAGTATCCGGGGTCAGGGAAAAGTTACTGAGTATAGACTTTGAAGTGCTGCGCAATGTGGTTGACAAGGTGCCTCTGATATCGGCAATCATAAATACAAGGCAGGATCAAATATTACCTTTTTGCTCATATACAGAGGATGAAAGTAAGCAGGGGTACAAGTTTGAGTTGTCACCGGGAGAGAAAGGGGACATCAAAGACGATGAGGTAATGCAGCTGGCCTTATTCTTTGATCAGACCGGGTTTAATGAAGACATGGAGAGGGAAGACGATCTGGCTGACTACATTCAGATGTTTATAAGGGACACGTATACCATTGATCAGGTGGCTACAGAGATACAGTATAATCGCATGGGTGAGGCTGTGGGGTTCTGGGCGTTGGACGGCGCAACGATCAAGAGGACGGATAATTCCGGGGAATTTCTCAGGGGTGTTCGGTTTGTTCAGGAGATAGAACAGCAAATTTATAACAAATATACTGCTGACAACATGATTTTTGATTATAAGAATAAGCGGAGTGATATCAGGTACAGAGGATACGGGTACAGTTTCGTGGAGCAGTGCGTTGATATCATTACCACGCTGCTTTTTGGATACAAATATATGCAGGATCAGCTGGTCAAGGATAAGATGCCGAAGGGCTTTATTCAGGTCATGGGTGACGTGGGTCAGACGCAGCTTGACAGTATTCGGGCCTACTGGTATTCAGCCATGGCAGGTGCAGGCGGTCAGTGGAACATTCCGATCTTGCCGAGTGGTAAAGATGGGGTGGGTATTGACTTTAAAACTCTCAGTCAGAGTAATAAGGATTTGGAATATCATAAACTCATGATGTTTATATCAAGTATTGTGGGTGCGGTGTTCGGGATTGATCTGGCAGAAATGGGTATGAAGTCAGACAATTCACAGACGGTTATTGCGGAGAACACAGCACCGAGGCTGGAATACTCGAAGAGTCGGGGCGTGGCTTCCATGCTGGCTTTTATACAGCAGCATCTGAATAAGATTCTCAGGAAGGTTACTACAAAATACCGATTTAAGTTTGTCGGTATTGAGCCTGAAGATGAACAGAAAAAAGCTGAGATTGATATCAAGCTGGTACAGACGAGGCTGACAGTAAACGAGATCAGGGAAAGGGAAGGGCTGGAAAAGCTGTCTGACAAATACGCTGATCTTATTCTGAACCCTCAGGCTATACAGGTTTATTTGGCAGAGCAGGGAGGTGGTTCTGGTGAAGATGACGGTTTCGGTGGTGGTGGATTCGATGATTACGGTGACGAGGATACAGGAGACAATGCCGATGAGAAAGATACCGATACAGGAAATAAAAAAGATCAAGGAAAAGCTGAAGAGATGGAAAAGAGCTTATCCAGCTTCAGGAAGCTTACAGACAAAAAGGAAGTCACGGTTACTATCAGATGATATGTACCTTGATTAAATAAATCTCATGGAGGGATAATATGAGAGCAAAGTTTATATGTGAAAAAGTCATGAGGGTGGACGACACACAAGACGTGAAACTGTCTGGTGAACTGGACATGATGGCCAGTAACCCGGCAGCTTCTGACTTCTTTAAAGAGGGCCAGTGTTATTATCTTGATTTTACACCTGCTGATGGTGAAGATGAACACAGTCAGTATGTAAAAGTACAACCGGAAGTAGGCGGTGAAATCAGGACAGGTAGAGACCCGGAAAAAGAGCCGTGCAGGACATGTTTACATGTGTATGCTAAAGGAATACCTGATCCGTGTACTGATTGCATTGCCCCGGAGTTTGAGTATTATGAACCGGCTATGCCGGAAGCAGAAGCGGTTAATATAGCTGTAGAGGATGAGGGTGAAGTGGAGCCGGGCGGGGAGTTTACCTTGTCTGATGAAGAGCGGGCAGAGCTGAAAAAAGAATTCCCGGATGCAGAGCCTATGTGTGAATCTGACGGGGCCGAGGAAGAAAAGTGGCCTCAGTCGAAAGAAGATGATGAAGAAGAAACAAAAGAAGCGGAGTCCCTTGACTAAAGTTTGTATACTTTTACTCAAGGTATGGTATCTTGAGTAAAGGTATAAAGTAGTAACGCTTTTTATAGTCTTGTCGTATAGTAATATGACAAGACTTTTTTATTGTGTGGAGGAAATTACAGTGGCACTTAAAAGAAATCAAACAGCATATGACAGGGTCATGGACAGTACAGATACAGAATATATCCGGGACATGGCCTGTCGGTATATTGAAAGGGAAGAGAGGGAACATAAAAGGACACAGATGCTTAAGTCTCTACTGGATCATGTGCTGTCAATGTTTGTGGATGCCGGGGCAGAGATTATGCAGACAGAGGATAACAGTCAGGGGATGCTGGACACTGTGCGCATGTTCTCAGAGATGCAAAAGGATGCAAACGATATAATGAGCATGCCACCGGATGAGTTTGCCAAACAGAAGATTAATTATATACGGACAAACTACCCTGAAAAATTCAGAAAGTATATGATGGATGCGTTCGGAGGTAAACAATCATGAGTGATTATAAAGCAGGTCTTCAAAAACAGTTTGCAAACAGTCGGGAATATGCACAGAAGTCTGAAGAAATGTTTCAGCGACTCGACAAGATAAGCAGTGGTGCTACATATCAAGTACTGGAAGTGTTTGTTAATGAATGGATCAGGGGCAGGGCGTGTATAATTCCTTCTGGTGAATATTATAACAGGTATGGAAGAATTACTTCTGCCATACTGGATGTTGAACACAGATTGGTGAACTCTGCTCATGTGTCGAACTTGAGAATTTTGGTATTGATACAGCCGTATGATTTGAAAAAGAAGGACGGGACGGTACTCTGGGATAGGGATGATGCTCGGAGGTATTACGATTTGAAGAAATGTTATAAGACACTTACTGATGAGTCAGTGGTTATTCGTACATTGCAGAGGGTATCTGAGAAAGCAGATAATAATTATCTTGATCTGGATTCCAGTTGTGGTGAATAATATTAGAGATAGAAGTGCCGGAGTGGTTAAACGGGCGTCCAGTTAAGTCTGGGTCGAGTAAACGGGGCAGGAGTGGAGACCTGTAGCGTGGGTTCGAATCCCACCTTCTGTCAAATCTTAATGTGAATGTGGTGAACAAATAGATTTGGAGGGAGTATGAGTAAATGCAAATATTGTGGGTTTGTCGGAACAAACGATGAAATGATGCAACATGCTGGTGAATGTGAAATAATGTTAAAAGATTATCAGCCGTTATCGACGGAAGAAAAGAGAGAACACATGAAAGATAAACTTTTACCTGCGGACATTGAGAAATTATTTCGAGAAGAAACCGGAAACGATCTTATTTGTCCCGGAATAGATATTTATAGAGTGAATTTTATAGACTGGCTTAAAACAAATCTTTGCAAAGCATGGAACACCCGCCAGCCTGAGAAGGTGAAGCCAAATCTTAAAAAAATAACTTGTAATTCATGTAATGGCGAAGGCGGACATACTAATTGTCCAGATTGTAATAAGGATGGATGATTATGTATTTGCAAGGAATTCATTTATCAATAAACACAAAGGATTTGAAAAATAGTTTGGGTCGGACGGTTAAGTATTTGTGTAAGAATGATATTGATAGATCAGGCCGGGGTTATATTTTTCCACGGATGGGAGTGATTACAGATGTTTATAAAAGGCACGTAGAGTTTGATCATTCTCAGGATTATATACATTTCAGTGATATGGAAGAAATAACGATCAGTGAGAAGGGAGGGGGAAAATGAAGTGGGAAAGGATTGCAGGTAAAGAGTGTGGACAGCTGGGAGAGTTCACAGCTTTTCAGATTTTTTACAATGGTATTGATGGAAGTAAGCCGGGTCGGAGGTATAATCTGGTGTGTAATCTACCGGGGGTACGACTATTAAATCCCTACAGTGATGATGAAGAAATCTTAAAGGGTTTAGCTGAACGTACGTGTCAGCGTTGGCTGGATTATGCTAATTTAAAGGAAGGTGATAATGGCTGAGAAAAGATGCGGTAAACCAGCAAAGTTTCGGTATACATGGCCCGGTAATAATGAGGCTGTTGTTTGTGAAGATTGCGCTTTAAAAGTAAAAACGGTTGCTAATACATTGGGCTTTTACTTACAGATGATTGAGTTGAGTGAAGCAGACCAGCAGGTAGGATTCACCTGTACACAATTTATTGGGGAATAGAGCATGGGAAAGTGTAAAGCATAGTAACGTTTTTCCTGTTATTGCCGTATAGTATTTGTGAGGTGAATTTATGTTGAGTATCGAACGAGACCAGACCAGAAAAATAAATCCAGTGTGTCCTATATGCGGTCATATAATATGGAGGGTAGATAAAGTGAAATATGATTATAATAACTTGCTGGCTGAAGCTATTGCTATTGTCAGTCATGAATATTCGTATGTGATGGATAAGGGAGGAAAGCCATATATTTTGCATTGTCTCGCTGTGATGTATGGCGTAGAACATTTGGGGTCAAAGGCAATGATTACGGCTGTTCTGCATGATCTTATAGAGGACTTCCCTGATAAGTGGTCTGTACAACGGTTAGCGTCGCATGGCTTTCCATTAGGTGTCACAGATGATCTGGATATTCTCTGTCATAAGAAAATGAACAGTTATAAAGCGTATATAGATCGGGTTGCCTGTTTTCGGTTGCCTACTGAAATAAAGCTGGCAGATTTGAGACATAACATGCGACCGGAGAGGTTGCAGAGTTTGAACAAGAAGGACTTGGACAGGCAGGTAAAATATCACAAGGCGTATCAGAAATTACTGGAAGCCAAAAAAAAATTTGATGAAAGGGGATACTGATGAATACTGAGTATACAGCAGATGATTACACACATCGTTTAATGTGTAGACATTGTTTTGGTAAGAGTGTGAAACACTATTACATGAAGTGTATCAAGCTGGGTGAAACAAAATCGGGTAAGGTAAAGGTTCTTGTTTTTGGAGATCGTTACTGGGGCCGTCTGGAAGAACAGCGGATCAGATATGTATCTCCTGACAGGTTGTTGGCACGGCGTTCAGGTAGTCCGGTGGCTGAATAATCCAAGGTGAGAGTTGATGACTGATTATCTAAAGTACCGGGGCAAGTGCAAAGAGATGT